GGTCTTTTTCCATTTCCACAGAATTTAGGTTCCCGAATGGCCCGTCACAAGCAGCCTGCCGAGGTCGCAAAGTTCAAGGGCGCGGACAAGAAGAACCCTCAGCGCTACCGGCAGGAGCCAGCAAAGGGCGAGGGGGATATCGGCGAAGCGCCCATCCATCTGCAAGGCCCCGCTCGTCTCGCATGGAAAGAGTTGTGCACTCAGTCGATCAAGGGCGTTCTGACGGGATCGGACCGGATCATCCTGGAGGTCACCGCGAACCTGCTTGCTGAATACCGCGCCGATCCGACTGAGTTCGCGGTTGGCAAGTACACCCACCTGATCGGAAATCTGGCCCGGCTTGGACTAACGCCGTCCGACCGCCAGAAGTTCGGCCTGGAAAAGCCGAAGGAGAAGGACGAGTTCGAGGATTTCTGAGATGACCCCCAGCGACATTGCGCGACAGTACGCTAGCGATGTCGTGGGTGGGGCTATCGTTGCGTGCCGGTATGTGGCGCTTGCATGCCAGCGCTTCCTGAATGACTTGGACCGCCAGAGCGATGACGATTGGCCATACGTTTTCGATGAGGCCAAGGCAGATCGTGCTGTCAAGTTCATGCAGCTCATGCCTCACACCAAAGGCAAATGGAGCGCTTCGAAGTCGAAGCTAGTGTTCGAGCCTTGGCAGGTATTCATCGAGGCCAACATCTTCGGCTGGGTGAAGAGGGACACCGGCAAGCGCAGGTTCCGCGAGGCCTACGAAGAGATTCCCAGGAAGAACGGGAAGTCGGCCCGTCTTGCCGCACGAGGCATTTACCTATTCGCCGCCGATGGCGAGTCGGGGGCCGAGGTCTACTCCGGCGCCACCACCGAGAAGCAGGCCTTCGAGGTTTTCCGTCCGGCGTGGATGATGGCGCACAAGCTGGAGAACCTGCGTAACCGATTCGGTATCGAACTTTCTGGAAACCAGAAGAACCCTGGGCCCATGTTCGTCATGGAGGACATGTCGAAGTTCGAGACGGTTATCGGCAACCCAGGGGACGGCGCGAGTCCCCATGCGGCCCTGGTGGACGAGTACCACGAACACGACACGGATGCCCTGGTTGACACCATGCAGACCGGCATGGGGGCACGAGAACAGCCATTGCTGTCGATCATTACGACGGCGGGATCGAATCTCGGCGGACCCTGCCACGAGAAGCGACGGGATGTGATCCGCATTCTCGAGGGTCAGACGATCGATGAGACGATTTTCGGGATCATCTACACGATCGACGAGGATGATCCGTGGGATGACCCGGCCAGCCTGATCAAGGCCAATCCGAATTACGGAGTGTCGGTATTCCCTGACTTCCTCCTGGCCCAGCTCCAGCAGGCCAAGCGTTCGGCGTCGAAGCAGAACGCCTTCCGCACCAAGCACCTGAACCAGTGGGTGGGAGCTAGGACGGTCTGGATGAACATGCTGGCCTGGCAGCGGCAGAAGCGCGACTTCACGATTGCGGACATGGCAGGCTGCCGCTGCTGGATGGCTTTGGACCTGGCGAGCAAGAAAGACGTGGCCGCCCTGGTGATGCTGTTCGAGAAGGCGGGACAGTTCTACTGCATTCCCCGCTTCTACGCTCCAGAGGCTGCCGCCGAGGAAAACGAGAAGTATCAGAACTTCGCGCTTGAGGGTCACCTGGTCCTGACTCCAGGAAGCATGACGGACTACGCCTTTATCGAGGCAGACATCCTTGACCTAGCAAAACAGATCGACCTGCAAGATGCTGCCTTCGACGACTGGCAGGCCAACTACCTGATCACACGCCTCTCGAACACCTCAATCCCGGTCGTGGACTTCAACCAGACGGTGAAGAACATGAGCGACCCGATGAAGGAGGTGGAGGCGAGGGTGATAGCGCGGACGCTCTGGCATGACGGAAACCCAGTCATGACCTGGATGATGGGAAATGTGGCGGCAAAGATCGATGCGAAGGAAAACATCTACCCGCGCAAGGAAAACGACAACGACCCCAACTGCAAGATCGACGGTCCAGTGACCTTGATCATGGCTATGGGGCGCGCCCTGGTTGCCGGCGTTGATGACGGCGACGACTTCATGAACGCCATACGGAACCCGATCATCGCATGAACATCGCTACTGGCCTCTACCTCTTCTTTGGCGTCCTTGGTCTGGCTCTTTTCGTAGCCGGAACCTTCGTGCTGCTGGGGCTCGGCTGGGCGCTCATTTCCGGTGCGGCGTCGGCGTTCGCCATAGCGGCGTTCATTCGCAAGGGGCTGACCAGTGAGTAAGAGTCTCGGAAAAGTCCTGAGCAGTGCTACGTCTGCGCCCAGGTCTTCATTGTTCGGCTGGGGGGGTAAGACCATCCGCCTGACAGATGGCGCGTTCTGGTCGCAGTTCCTGGGGCGAGAGTCGTCTAGCGGAAAAAAAGTCACTGTCGACAAGGCAATGAAGCTGTCTGCGGTATGGGCTTGTGTTCGCTTGATCTCTACTTCTGTCGCCGGTCTTCCGCTTGGAGTGTACGAGCGGAAAGCGGACGGAAGCAGAGTCGATGCTCGGTCGTTCCCGCTCTACGATGTTGTTCACAACAGCCCCAACGACGACATGACGGCCTTCCAGTTCTGGCAGGCCATGGTCGCATCGATGCTGCTTTGGGGTAACGCATACGCGGAGATTCGCCGCGCTGCGGGCAGACCGGCTGCGTTGGACTTCCTGCTTCCATCGAGGGTCGACCTGGAGTGTGATGAAAACGGTCGGCTGAAGTACTTCTATACGACAAAGAAGGGTGCTCGTAGAGAGATCGAGCGTACTAACATGCTGCACATCCCGGCGTTCACGCTGGATGGTCGAATTGGTCTCTCTGCAATCAGATACGGCGTTGATGTCTTCGGCTCGGTCATGTCGGCGGAGGACGCAGCCAACGGCACATTCAAGAACGGACTTCTACCCACGGTCGCATTCAAGGTTGATCGCATTCTCCAGCCTGCGCAGCGGGAGGAGTTCAGGGAGTATGTGAAGTCCGTATCGGGCGCGATGAACTCCGGAAGATCCCCGGTTCTGGAGCAGGGGATTACCCCTGAAACCATCGGCATCAATCCGGTCGATGCTCAGTTGCTGGAGACGCGAGAGCATGGCGTGATCGAGATTTGCAGATGGTTCGGGGTGCCGCCCTGGATGATCGGCCAGACCGACAAGGGGAGCAACTGGGGGACAGGGCTTGAACAGCAGATGCTCGCGTTCCTGACATTCTCGATCAGCTCGATCACCAATCAGATTCAGCAGTGCGTCAACAAGCGGCTGCTAACTGCGCCCGAGCGGATTCGCTATTACGCCGAGTTCTCACTTGAGGGGTTCCTGAAGGCTGATAGCGCTGGTCGCGCTGCCTGGTACAGCACTATGGCGCAAAACGGTTTCATGACCCGCAACGAAGGTCGCCGGAAAGAGAACCTGCCAGAACTCCCCGGCGGAGACATTCTCACCGTCCAATCCAACCTAGTTCCAATCGACCAACTCGGTCAATCTAACAAGAGCCAGGCCGTCCGCGCCGCGCTCATGAACTGGTTCAGCCAGCCAGAACCACAGGAGTAACCCATGATTCTGCGAAATCTTCCGGCAGCGCCGGAGGTTCGCCCGCGCTCGGGCGTCCAGTGCGACCTGGCGCCCAAAGCGCTAGATGCATGGCGTCCTGAGCTTCGAGCAGCTTCTGGCGATAACCCGGACTCCACGATCACCATCTACGAGCCGATTGGCTACGACTGGTGGACCGGTGAAGGTGTCACGGCAAAACGCATTGCTGGCGCTCTGCGCTCCATCGGCAACGATGTCGATGTGACCGTGAACATCAACAGCCCCGGCGGCGACGTATTCGAAGGCCTGGCCATTTACAACCTGCTGCGCGAGCACAAGGGCAAGGTCACGGTGAACATCATCGGCCTGGCTGCCTCTGCCGCCTCTTTCATCGCCATGGCGGGGGATGAAATCCGCATCGGCCGCGCCGCCTTCCTGATGATCCATAACGCCTGGCTGATCGCCATGGGTAATCGGAATGATCTCCGTGAGATAGCCGATTGGCTGGAGCCATTCGACATGACGCTGGCTGACATTTACGCACAGCGCACGGAAATCGACATCGACGACATCGTGAAACAGATGGACGCCGAGACCTGGATCGGCGGGCGCGAAGCCGTCGACAAAGGGTGGGCAGATGCCTTCCTGGAGTCCGACGAGATCTCCAGCGCTCCCAGCAACCGCAGCGAAGCCATCCTGGCCAAGCGCCGGATGGATGCCGCCCTGGCTCGCAGCGGAATGCCGCGAAGCCAGCGCAATGAACTCATCAACGACTTCAAGACCAGCATGCTTGGCGCTGCTGGCGGGGGTGGTGACACCCCGACCGATATGCCTGGCGCTGTCGCTCCTGACCTCTCCGCTGCACTACGGGCAGCACAAGACATCACCAAATTCCTCCAAGGAGAATCGCAATGAGCGACTTCGAAAAACAAATCGGCGAACTGAACGCCAGCCTCAAGCAGGTCGGGGACCAAATCAAGTCCCAGGCCGAACAGGTAAACACCCAAATCGCCAATTTCGGCGAAATGAACAAGGAAACCCGCGCCAAGGTCGACGAACTGCTGACTGCCCAGGGCGAACTGCAAGCACGACTGAGCGCCGCGGAACAAGCCATGCTGGCCAACGAGAAGCGTGACGGCGGCGAGGAAGCACCGAAGACCGCCGGCCAAATGGTCGCAGAGAGCCTGAAAGAGCAGGGTGTAACCAGCTCCCTGCGCGGCTCGCATCGCGTATCCATGCCGCGCTCGGCCATCACCTCCATCGACGGCTCTGGCGGCGCCCTGGTGGCTCCTGATCGTCGCCCCGGTGTCGTTGCCGCTCCGCAGCGTCGACTGACCATCCGCGACCTGGTTGCGCCTGGCACCACTGAGTCGAACTCCGTCGAGTACGTCCGCGAGACCGGCTTCGTCAACAATGCCGCTCCTGTTTCGGAAGGCACCCAGAAGCCATACTCCGACCTGACCTTCGAACTGGAAAACGCGCCGGTTCGCACCATCGCACACCTGTTCAAGGCAAGTCGCCAGATCCTGGACGACGCTTCGGCCTTGCAGAGCTACATCGATGCGCGCGCTCGTTACGGCCTGATGCTGGTCGAAGAATGTCAACTGCTCTACGGGAACGGGACCGGCGCCAATCTGCACGGCATCATTCCGCAGGCACAGGCCTACGCGCCGCCGAGTGGCGTAGTGGTAACCGCCGAGCAGCGAATCGACCGCATCCGCCTGGCGATCCTTCAGGCGCAACTGGCCGAGTTCCCGGCCAGCGGTATCGTGCTCAACCCCATCGACTGGGCGCTGATCGAGCTGAACAAGGACGCCGAGAACCGTTACATCATCGGCAGCCCGCAGAACGGCACCACTCCGACCCTCTGGCGTCTGCCGGTGGTGGAAACCCAGGCCATCACTCAGGACGAGTTCCTGACCGGTGCGTTCTCTCTCGGCGCCCAGATCTTCGACCGCATGGACATCGAGGTTCTGGTTTCCACCGAGAACGACAAGGACTTCGAGAACAACATGGTCACCATCCGCGCTGAGGAGCGGCTGGCCTTCGCGGTCTATCGCCCCGAGGCTTTCGTGACTGGTTCGCTGACCGCCAGCTAACTGGAAGGGGCCGGGAGACCGGCCCTTCTTTCTTTGAGGTGACTATGCCTGACGTAATGATCAAGCCAGTTCGCTCATACTTGGACGGCGGTCGCGTGAGAAAGGCCGGCGGTGATGCATACCTTGCATCCGAGCACCTGGCGCGCCAATTGGTGGCCCGAGGCCTGTGCCAGATTGTGGAATCAGAGATCCCAAAGCCTGTGGCTGGCGAGTCGCCGTCTGCCTCGCAAGTGGCCCCAGCCTCACAGCAGAAGACTGCGAACGAGTCCGAGAGTGGCGAAACTCCTCGCCGCAGAGGGCGGCCATCTGCACGAACACAACGTTCCGACTGACCCCCTGGGCTGATGCACTTTGGGCAATGGATAAGGCCTGGTGGGAGAGATACGTCGCAGAGGCCAAAGCAAACTTCTGTGGCGAGCTTCTGACACTCAGCGCCAATCCCTTCGGAATCAAGACGGCGCGCATCGAGCACTACAGGAACTCAGGCGGCGGCGCAGTTTCCTTGGCCATCGCCAGGGGTGCTAAACGCATCATCCTGCTGGGCTATGACATGCAGAAAACCAATGGTCAATCGCACTGGCACGGCGACCACCCGAAGGGGCTCGGGAGCGCCGGCAAGATCGCGGAGTGGCCGTCCGAGTTCGAGCGCCTGAAGCGCAACAACCCGACAATCGAGATGATCAATTGCACTCGCGAAACAGCGCTGACCTGCTTCGCTCGACGCCCGCTGGAGGAAGTGCTGAATGAGCCTGATCCCGCTTGATACAGCAAAGTCCTTCCTTGATGTGATCCACGACTGGGATGACGCCAAGCTCCAATTGCTGCTGGACGGGGCCGAAGACGAGGCCTGCCAATTCATGTGGCGCCAGTCTCTTGATGGCCTTTGCAATTGCGAAGAGAGCAGTGAGGTAGTCAGCAGCGAGCCAGGCATTCCGCCTAGCGTGGTCATCGGAGTGCTTCTTTTGCTTCAGGCCAGCTATCAGGCTGCTCCCGAAGAAATCGCAACGCTGCGCAAGGCGGCCGAGGTAAAGCTGATGCCGTATCGATGCGGCCTGGGGGTTTGAATGCTGGCCTACCGTATGCGCCACCGCATTCAGTTTCAGCGGCAGGTCCACACACAAGACCCTGACACGGGAGAAGAGACGACGACCTGGGAGACGGTTCTGTTCTCCGGTCACGCAGATCTGCCCGCAGAGGTTCTGACTGGGCCGGGTCGCGAGTTGATCGCTGCGGACGCTACGCAGGCGGAGACCACTGCCAGGATCAATTGTCGGTGGTTCCCCGTAGAACGGTTGGAACTGTACACCTGGCGGGTCCTCTGGGATGGCCGAGTCTACAACATCACCAGCGCAGAGACCGATGTCACCGCTCGCCGTGAATGGAGACTGCGCTGTTCTGATGGATTGACGGACGGTCGGTAACTATTTGGCCCACAAGGGCACCTAACACGCAGCTAGGCCCGTACAGCCGAACGGCGGATGTCGCTCATCCGTCCGCCCCGCTGCGTTTCTATTCGCCTGATGAGCGAGGTAACGATATGAGCAGCAACGTCATTCCATTTCACTACCAAGGCAAACCGGTGCGTTTCAATAGCGATGGATGGATTAACGCAACCGACATCGCAGCAGCTCACGGCATGCGACTGGACAACTGGCTGCGCAACAAGGAAACCGAAGCCTACATCGAGGCGCTTGCTCGCCATCTAAATACCTCGGATTCGAGGGATTTGATTCGCGGCCAACGTGGGCGCGGCGGTGGCACCTGGCTTCACCCAAAGCTGGCCGTGGCATTCGCTCGCTGGATATCGCCCGACTTTGCTGTCTGGGCAGACCTACACATTGACGCACTGCTGCGCGGTGAGCTGACCGAGAAACAGGCGTTCGACCGGGCGTGCAAGCAGCTTGAGGATGGGCGCCAATTGGCCAGCCTTCACGGTAAAGGGCTTGCGGATTGGAAGTTCAAAAAACCTATGTTGGAACATCGCGTGGACGAAATGCGCGACCGCCTGCAGATGGTGCTCGGGCTAGAAGCCGCCTAACCCCGCCCTGACGAACGAAAGCCCGCCTTGAGCGGGCTTCGTCGTTTCTGGAGTAAAGAAATCTTGTTCATTCGCGGAATGCTTGGCCTTGGTGACAATATCTACGCGCGCGCGTTCGTGAAGAAACACCGGGGCGCCTATCTCGAAACGCCATGGCCGCAACTCTATTCAAACATCGATGTTAAATGCGTGCGTTCATGCACCCAACTTCGCACGCAAGCGAAGAACGTCCAGCGCCCGGCGCAGTGGCACAAGCCTTTCGGTGGTGGACAATTACGAATCGCATACGGTCAGATGCCGATCATCCACGGCTTGCGACAAGCTTTCCGGTGCGAGCCCGGTGCGTTCGATTTGCCTGACTTCGGCCCGTCGCCGGTCGAGGGGCGCTATGTTCTCGTTCGCCCCGCGACGGTTCGCGCTGAGTGGCGTGCAGACACGCGCAACCCACTGCCTGAGTACATCGCCAGCGCTGCCTCAGAGATGCGCCGCAGGGGCTGGAAAGTGGTTTCCGTGGCGGACTTGGAGCCGGGCAAGGAATGGGCCATCGATCCACTCCCGCCGGCAGACATCCAGTTCCACAAGGGCGAACTTCCGGTTGAACAACTGCTGGCGCTGCTCCAGCACGCTGACGCGGTAATCGGTGGGATTGGCTGGATCGTTCCAGCCAGCATTGCCGCCAAGGTTCCGGCCTGGATTATCTGTGGCGGGCAGGGCGGCTACAACTCGCCGGAACACATCACCGACAAATGCATGGACCTGTCCCGCATCACCTTCGCGGTTCCCGACAGGTTCTGCCGCTGCACCATGAAACAGCACAACTGCGACAAAAGGATCACCGATCATGAACAACGCTTTGCCGCCTGGGCTGACCGACTGCCTGCTCTGGTCTGAAGAGCTTGGCATGGGCTTCCACCCGCGTCCTCCGATGGACTATAGCGGGCCGTATTTCGAGAAGTACCAGCTGCTTGACGCTACCCCGATGGGCGCTGCGCTGACTCAGTGCCGCATCGATCTGGTGCGCCGTCACTTTGCCGGACAGGTGGTAGATATCGGTATCGGCGGAGGCCGTTTCGTCACCGATTCCGGCGCCATGGGCTTTGACGTGAATCCGGAAGCGGTGGCTTGGCTGAGGGCGCAGGAGCGCTACTACGACCCGTACCGGCACCACGCAGAACCCGTGACCTGCTGGGACAGCCTGGAGCACATCCCGGAGCCGGAGAAACTGCTGGACCACGTTGGCGAGTGGCTGTTCGTGTCGATGCCGATTTATAAGGATCAGGCTGACTGCCTGTCCTCCAAGCAATACAAGCCGGGTGAGCATATCTGGTACCACACGATGCACGGTTTGATCGGATGGTGCGAACGTCAAGGTTTCGAATGTGTCGAGGTAAGCGACCAGGAGTCGAAACTTGGCCGAGAAGGCATCACCAGCTTTGCGTTCCGGAGAGTCCATGGCTGATACCGTTGAGTTCAGCATCACCGGTCTAGATTCACTGCTTGGCAAACTGGACTCGGTTACGGATGACGTGAAGCGGAGGGGCGGACGAGCCGCGTTACGTAAGGCCGCAATGATCGTGGTTCAGGCAGCGAAGCAGGGTGCGGAGAAAGTCGACGACCCAGGAACCGGCAGGAGCATTTCCGACAATATCGCGTTGCGCTGGAACGGTCGTCTGTTCAAACGCACGGGCGACTTAGGGTTCAGAATTGGCGTTCTGCATGGTGCCGTTCTTCCCAAGAAAGGGGAGCGCTCGGACAAGACTGCGAATGCCCCGACGCCGCACTGGAGACTTCTTGAGTTCGGGACAGAAGACATGCGGGCTCAGCCTTTCATGCGAAGCGCTCTGGCAGACAACATCGCAGAAGTCACAAGCACTTTCGTATCTGAATACGAGAAAGGCATCGATAGGGCCATCAAGCGCGCAGCCAAGAAGGCTGCTCAGGGGTGAGTATGTACCCGCCAATCTTTAAGGTCTGTTCAAGTAGCCCCGCTGTTACCGCGATCCTTGGCGCGTCCCCGCTGAGGATGTACCAGTTTGGCCTGGCCCCCCAACTCGTCGTCAAACCGTATGCAACATGGCAGACCATATCGGGGTCGCCGGAGAACTACCTGTGGGGCCGCCCTGACGCCGATGGTTTCACCATCCAGGTGGACATTTTCTCAGCCACCGCTGCGGAGGCCAGAGATGCAGCAAAGGCCATCAGGGACGCAATTGAGCTTTCAGCTTATGTAGTCCGCTGGGGAGGGGAGTCTGTTGACCCTGATACCAAGACCTACCGAGTCAGCTTTGACGTCGACTGGATAGTCCAGCGATAGACCAACCAATACCGACCAACCCGCCTTGAGCGGGTTTTTTTGTGCTTCAAGAAGCCCGCCACAGGGAGAAACACAATGGCAATTTTGGCTCAAGGAACCCAGATCTATGCCCTGGTTCCGTCCAGAGATTCTAGCGGCAGCCCGACTGGTGATTACGAAGTCATGGAGGTCGAGTGCGCTACCGCGTTCAACCCCGGTGGCAACCCTGCCGACCAGATCGAAACCACATGCCTTAGCGAAACTGTTCGGCGCTACCTGCGCGGCCTGCGCACGCCGGGACAGGCGTCGCTGACCCTCAACGCTGACCCGCGCAACAGTTCCCATATCCGCCTCTACCAACTGTCCGAGTCCGACGACCAGATCGATCAGGACATCGCTTTCGCGGTTGGCTGGTCTGACGGTATTGGCGTTGCACCAACCGAGGCACAGGACAGCAACGGTGATTGGGATTTCGTTCTTCCGCCGACGCGCACCTGGTTCGTCTTCCGCGGCTATGTGAGCGACTTCCCGTTCGATTTTGCAGCCAACGCTGTGGTGACCTCTACCGCAACCATTCAGCGCTCCGGCGGTTCCGCCTGGATTCCCAAATCCGCTTAAGGAGTGGTCATGCATCTGTCGATTGATTCGCTTAAAGAAGCTGGCGCCTTCACTGGGGCTCCTATCGAGAAAGAGATCACCTGGAAACAGGGCGATAAGGAACTGACTGCAACCGTGTACGTCCGGCCCTTGTCGTACAGCACAGCTGTTTCTGACCTTCTGGCCATGAATGGCAAGGTGGATGGGGTAGCGGGTCGGATAGCCGCGTCAATCGTGGATGAAGAGGGTAAGCCGGTATTCACGCCGGCAGATATCACCGGCGAGGCCGATCCCGGTCGCGGCGCGCTGGATGGAAACCTGACCATCGCCCTGCTCACCGTGATCGCCGAGGTGAACAACCTGGGAAAGACGACCAGCTCAGCGAACTAGATGAGGTGTGGCATGAGCTGGTGATGTGCGGGATTGGCGGCAGAACCATCGCAGAAGCCAAGTCGCGTCTCACCTACCGGGAGTTCCTGAGCTGGTGCAAGTTCCGGAGCAAGCGCGGGAGTCTCCATATCGGCATGAGGGTAGAGCGTGGATCGGCATTGCTCGCCGCGCTCTACGCCAATACGCACGGCAAGGAGTCGTACAAGTTGTACGACTTCATGCCGCATGAAGAAGAGCCCGTAATCAGTCTAGATCAGGCCCTCGAGACCTGGGCCTAGTCTTTCGTTTTGCCCGGATCATTCCGGGCTTTTTCATTGGAGCCCGGTAATGGCATCACGCAGCCTAGGGACGCTTACGCTTGATCTCATCGCCAAGGTTGGCGGCTTCGTGGCCGGCATGGATGCCGCCGAGCGCCGGTCGGAAAAGTGGCGCAAAGAGGTCGAGAAAAATGCGGCAAAGGTGGGGGCTGCGATTGGCGCTGCCACTGCGGCAGGCATCACCGCGCTTGCCGCTCTCACTGTCTCTACCGTCCGCAATGCCAATGAAATCGCAAACCTTGCTAGCGTTGCCAATGCGAGCACGACCGAGTTTCAGAAGTATGCGGCTGGCGCAAAGCTGGTTGGCATTGAGCAAGAGAAGCTTGCTGACATCTTCAAGGACGTTAACGACAAGGTAGGCGACTTCCTCAATACCGGCGGTGGCGCGCTTGCCGATTTCTTCGAGAACGTAGCGCCTAAAGTTGGCGTGACCGCAGACCAGTTCCGGAATCTGAGCGGCCCCCAGGCCCTTGGCTTGTACGTCTCGAGCCTGGAAAAGGCCAAGGTCAGCCAGTCGGACATGACCTTCTATCTTGAGGCTATTGCGAGCGATGCGACTGCGCTGCTCCCGCTGCTTCGCAATAACGCTGAAGGATTCAAGACCTTTGGTGACGCCGCCCAGGCCGCTGGCGCGATTCTCGACGAGAAGACGATTAAGTCGGCTAGCGAACTTCAGGCGGCCACTTGGCTTGTAGAGCAGAGCACCACGGGACTCAAGAACCAACTTACGTCTGCGCTGATTCCCGTGCTGAGCGACTTCGCCACGAAGCTACTCGATGTTTCAAAGGATGGGACATCGATGGTCGCCGTTGGGGAGTTTCTTGTCACCACGCTGAAGCTCGTTGCCGGAGCGGCGGTAGCCACTGTTGGAGCCTTCCAGCTTGTAGGCAAGTCGATTGCCGGTGCTGCGGCAGTAGCCTCTTCTGCGTTTGAGGGGATTACATGGCTTGAGATCGCCTCCGGGCCGGCTGGGTGGGCAAAGAGATTCGTTCAGAATCTGGACGGAGTGAAAGCAAGCACTTCGGTTTTCGCCGAAGACATGGTCGGCTCCGGCAAGAAGATCGTCGAAGTTCTGGAGTTCATTGGTAACGCCGGCACTGGTGACGTTAATGGCCGAGTGAAAGAGCTAGCCAAGCTCCTCGATGAGCTTAGGAAAAAGAACAAGACCGGGACGTTCGAGGCGCCGGGGAAAGAAGCCCAAGCTGCTGCTAAGAAGCTGCAAAGCGCCTACGAAACGGTTGAGCAGTCGTATCAGCGGCAGATAGCGCTGATCAACACGGAAGTCGACAAGCGCAAGGATGCCACCGAGGTGGCAAAGCTTCAGTTCGAAATCGAGTCGGGCAAGCTGGTTGGAATCAATGCCGAGCAGCAGAAACGCCTGAATGGCTTGGCAGAAGAGCTTGACCGCCTGAAGCAACTGAAGCAGGCGAACGAGGATGCAGCGAAGGCTCAGGCCTTCCGTGCAACGCTCAATGAATCGAACGCAACTGCTCGGGCAGGATTTGCGATTGATCTGGCCGGATCGGGCAGCGGCGACAAGCTGAGGGAGCGACTGCGCGCAGACCTGGAGATCCAGCAGGATTACAACAAACAGCTTGCCGATCTACAGAAGCAGTTCAACAGCGCAGAAATCAGCAAGGAACTCTACGACCAAGAAACTGACCTTCTGCGCCAGGCTCTCGCTGAGCGTCTGGAAATCCAGCATGAGTACTACGCGGCTCAGGATGAGGCTCAGAGCAACTGGCTGGATGGCGTCACGTCTGCCTGGGAGAACTACCGCGACACGGCCACGGATTATCAACAGCAGGCTGCCGATTTCACCACGCAGACGCTGGACGGTCTCACTTCCGCTGTAGGGGACGGCATTGCGTCGATGATCATGGACGGCGAGAGTCTTGCCGACGTTTTCAAGAACATTGCGCAGACGATGGCCACAAGCATCATCAACGCGCTTGCGCAGATGGCCGCCCAATGGCTGGTCTATCAGGCGGTGCAACTGGTGAGCGGGAAAGCTGCCCAGGCTAGTGCCGCCTCTACTCTCATCGCGAACGCACAAGCAACTGCCTTCCAGGCCCAGCTGGCGGCATTTGCGAGCACCGCTGCAATCCCAATCGTAGGCCCGCTGTTGGCCCCGGCGGCGGCTGCTTCGGCTGCCGGCATCACCGCTCCAATGGTTGCCGGAGTTGCTGCGTCCGCCCTTGCTGGCATGGCTCACGATGGGATTGATGCTGTTCCGGAGACCGGCACCTGGTTACTCCAGAAGGGCGAGAGGGTGACGACGGCAGAGACGAGCGCAAAGCTCGACAGGACGCTTGATGACGTTCGGTCAAACCAGGGACAGAGCGGGAATACCACCGTCAACATCGTGGAGAACAAAGCCCGTGCAGGCCAGGTGGAGCGCCGGAGAGATGGGCGACAAGAGTTCCTGGAAGTGTTCGTGGCTGACATCAATGGCGACGGCCCGGCATCACGGGCGATTGCCCAGGCATTCGGAATTCGCAGGAGCGGGACATGAAGCAGTACCCAAATATCTGCCCGCCTCAGCGGGAGGGCTATGGGCTTACTCCTGTTAGTCCTCTGACCCGCACAGAGATGCAAACAGGCAGGGCGAGGCAGCGGCGCCACTTCACCGCTACTCCAACGATGGCAAGTGTCAGGTGGAGGCTCAACGACAGTGAGGCAATGCTGTTTGAGGCATGGTTTCGTGATGTTCTAGTAGATGGTTACCACTGGTTCGAATGCCCGCTAAAGACGCCGGAGACTCCTGATGGTTTGCGTGCGTATGCCGCCAGATTCACCGACATCTATGACGGTCCAAAGCTGGTCAGCGGCAGTATCTCGCTCTGGGATTTCACCGCCACACTGGAACTTCGTGAGCGACCCATCATCGATCCTGGGTGGGCCGAGATTCTGCCCGAGTACATTCTCCTCGCTGACATCTTCGACATCGCGATGAACAGGGAGTGGCCTCGACATGGCGACGGCTCTTGAACGGTTCTATGCATCGGATGGGCCGGATCTTCCGATTGCAACGATCGAGATTACTCGGCCCTCCAGGCCCCATCCGATCTTCATCTGTCAGGGGTTCAAAGACCTGACCTGCATGACAGAAGACGGACGGCTACTGACATTCATCGCTGGCGCTATCGACGTTTCGATCCCGAAGCGCGACAACAGCGGGAACCAGAACGTTGGCTTTGCGATCGATAACGTGACTGGCTTTGCTCAGCAGTATATTGCCGAGGCCATCGACGCCGGAGAGCCGGTCACGCTTGTCCTGCGAATCTACCTCGAAAGCGATCTGACTGCGCCGGCAGAGCGCCCGTATCGGATGCGCGTGAAGGGGGCTGACTTCGAAAGTCTCACTGTCCAGGTGGAGGCCGGCTACTACGACCTCATCAATACCGCCGCGCTGCGGCACATCTACAACGTGTCGGAATTCCCTGGCCTGAAGTACTGGCCGTAGTAGGATGCTGGTGTGGCTAGGGTCGCTCCCGAAAGCGCGTAACGCCTGCGCGTTGCCACATCTCAAAGGCGATAGCGCAAGGTGACGTTATGCAGAGTTCGAACATTCCAAGGGAAGGATTCTATTGGCGCCAAAACAGGTCAACTGACAGGTGGGAGGTCGTGGAGTTTGACGGGGAGTCTTTCTGTCAGAGCCACGCGGGCGGTGGCGGGAATATTTTCTCGCCAGATGAGGTTGGCCAGGTCCTTGGGCCGCTGCACCCTCCTGCTGGATTAGCGGATGGATGCGCAAGGCAGGGTATGTTGAAGATTTCGATTGCTATCGACTACGGTGACGGTACAGGACGCGTAATTGAAGAAACCTGGATTCCTGATATTCCAGCTTCTGAGGCGTTGTCATCTGCCGCAGCATCAATCGTGGAGCGAGGAATCCAACGGTTTATTGATAGCGGGTTGGCTTGAGGAACTGACAATGCAGAAAGAGCCTTTTTCTGATTCTTCTCAATATGATAACATTTCACAAATTCTGCATGGCATATCCCGCCAGAAAGCACTCGACATGAAGTATGTCCTGACGACGCTTCAAGCGCGTCTTCGCGAGAATCGGCCAATCGATAACAGTGAAAGGCTGCTCCTTCTCAACTTGGTAAACGCCTCTTTGGTCTAAGTCGGCCACTCCAAGAAACCCGCTTCGGCGGGTTTTTTATTGCCTGGAATTCCCATGCCGAACAGATACCTCACCGCCATCTATACCGAGGGCGGGCGGGCCCTGCCGTGCATTGACTGCTGGGGCCTGACGCTCATAGCGCGGGTTGAGCTGTTCGGACTGCCGATGCTGAGCAACTTCGGCGGTGTGACTCGACTCACCCCAGTTTCGATGCAGCGGGCGTGCGATACGGAGATCCAGCGCGCGCTTGAGCAGTGCGAGCCAGGGCCTGGGGTCATCGCTGCGGCCTACAGAGGGCGGCTGCTCGATCACGTAGGCCTGCTGGTCGAGGTAGATGGACGCCTGCGGGTTCTCGAAATCAATCCGGGGAGCGGGGTGTCGCTCACCCCGCTACAGAAGTTCTCCGACAAATATTCCAAGGTGGTCTTCTACCGTGATCGAAATCTACCCATCGCTCCTTGACGGAGAACCGCTGGAGCGGCATCCGATCGGCCGCAGGATGACGATCCATGCGTGGCTGACTGCGAACTCTCCGGGATACTGCTGCCACGACGTTCACCCGTTCTCCATCGGAGTCGTCCCCGCCGAGGTTGCGCTCTGCGGTGACCTGACCGACAAGCAGAAAAAGACCCATGAGGAGTTCATCCATCCCGGTGAGTGGGCCGAGCGCATCATCGACCGCGGCGACATTGTGAGGATCTACAAGCTCCCGCGCGGGACCGATCCGTTCACGATCACGGCAGCGCTGTTCAAAGGTGCGCAGTCCGTTTTTCGGATGCTCATGCCTCAATTGCCTGGCATGCCAACGAACCCTGGGCAAGGCGCGTCGCTGTCTGAAACCAGTGCGCGTGGAAACAAGGTCAAGCTCGGCGATGCGATCCGCGAAGTCGCTGGCCGTCGTCTGATTTATCCCGACTACATCCTGCCGCCCCGGAAGTATTTCGCCGGTCCGCGTGAGCAGTGGACCGAAATGCTGTTGTGCATTGGGCGTGGTCGATTCCAGATCGCCGAAGGTGCTGCGAAAATCGGTGACACGTCGTTCCTGGCACTGGGCGCTGATGCCTCTTTCCAGATTTTCGAACCAGGGCAGAACGTCAGCGGGCACCCGGCATCGGTCTGGTGGCACCTGGTTGAGGAAGTTGGTGCGAGCTCAACTGGTAATGCCGGCCTGGACCTGACCGAGAGCTCCAATCTCACCCCGAACCCGTCGGCAACTACTTTCAGCTTTTCCGGAACGAACATCATCATTTCTGCCGGAGCCGGGTCGTTCCCCTCTGACTGGGTTGCGGGGACGATCCTGCGGGTTGAGGCGATGTACCCCTATTCGGTGAACGATGGCGGCGGGACGAATCGCGACGTCGTGACGGGGGATATCGCTCAGCTCGGGCTGGATGTTGGCGATGAGATCGAGGTGGTCGGCACCAACGGCGGCCTCTACCTGGTGAACGACATCACCTCAACGTCGATGACGCTCAACTACAGCAACGGTTCGCCGGCCAATGCGTTGCAGACCGGCTCCGGAAATGCAGCAATCGGCCCGCGTGGGCTGCGCTATCGGATCACGGCGTACAGCGCGCAGCAACTCACCGTCGAGCGGCTGACCAGTGCGGGTGGTGTCGATGTTGACTGGCCAGGATTCACCGCTCTCAACTCGTCTACGTCCCGAGTCACCATTGATCCGACCAGCCTAGAAGGGGGCTGGCGTGGTCCCTTCCCGGCGTGCCCTGTATCGGAGAAGACCAACTTCGTCGAGATCGACGTATTTTGCCCGGAAGGGCTTTGCGGTGTAGGCAGGGAAGGGCAGATTTACCAGATCCGCACTTATTACGACATCCAGTGGCGAGACATGGCCATCGGCGGCGCATGGACGACGGTCAGCAAGAACCATGCTGGCAGTTCTCTCGACCAGCAGGGTTTTACGGACGGCATCCCGCTGCCGTACATGATGCGGCCCGAGTTTCGCATCAGAAAAGTGTTCGTCAACCAGGGCGGCAACTCAACATCCGAGTACCGAGACCGCACCCAGTGGTACGGGATGCGCGCGCGCCTCCAGGCTCCGTCGTCCTACGCCGGCGTCACAACAATGGCCGTCAGGTATCGGTCGTCTGACCGTATCGCGGCGCAGACAGAAAGCCGCGTCTCGGTAGAGGCTACCCGCATGCTACCGACTCGGCAGAACGGTGCATGGACACCCGAGATAGCAACGCGAGACATCGTCCCATTCCTCTGCTACATCGCGAAGGAACGCGGCTACACCGATGCGGATCTCGATCTTGAGGAACTCGATCGGCTGGACGCAATCTGGAAGGCCCGCGGCGACACGTTCGACATGATCTACGAGGACGGCAAGGTAACTGTCGCGCAGATCATGGATGACGTGCTTGCGGCCGGATATGCGGAGAAGACCATTAAGCGCGGCGTGATCTCTGCGGCCCGAGACGAGCCAAGGACCACATTCGGGCACATGTACTCGCCGCAGAACATGGATGGTCCACTGAGGATCAGCATCAGCGCGCCGTCTGAGGACGACTACGACGGCGTCGATGTAGAGTTCGTCAATGCCAACGGCTGGATCGAAGATACCGTCCAGTGCCGCCTGCCCGGCGATGTTGGCAGGAAGGTCGAGAAGATCACGGCTGTCGGCGTGACAGACCGTAACAGGGCGTGGCGATACGGAATGCGCCGCCGGATGGCTCAGCGATACCGGAGAACTGAGTATTCGTTCGATACCGGCCTAGACGCGCTGAACAGCGAGTTCTGGGATTATGTGGCCCTTGCCGGCGATGTTCCCGGCCCTGGCCTGGCGCAGAGCGCATACCTGAAATCGTTCGTGACCTCGGGAAACTCGGTCCTGATCGAGTCCAGCGAGCCGCTCGACTGGTCACTGCTGAACTCGCCAGCGCTCTACCTGCGGCGCCCAGACGGAACGGTTTCCGGTGGATATCCGGCGTCGAGGATCGACGACTACCGGCTGAGCATTCCCAGCATCGATTTCGTCCCTGATGTTTCTTGGGAGATCGAACCTCCACACCTGCTGCTGGGAAACCCATACCCGGCCCTGATCAGTTCCATCGATCCCAGCGGCAATACCGCGGCGTCCGTTCGCGCGACGAACTACGACGAGCGCGTCTACACATACGACAACGCCAGCGCCCCCAACTGATCGCACACGCAAATCCAGATCCCGCCATAGAGCGGGCTTTCTTATGCTTGGAGAAAAGCATGGACTACGATACCAGCGGTTTCCCGCTCGGCTCGAAAGACCCTCGCGTCTTGTACAAAAACGCCAAGAATTTCGACTATGCGATGAATGATCGCGAAAGCGTTTCGTGGGTTGACCGCTTCGGGGTATCTCGCAAGACTTGGTTCGGTGTCGAGCAGCAGGTAAATGACTACCTAGCATCTCAAGGATTCGAGCCAGGCGTCCTGGAGTACGTCGACGGCTCACCGCTGACCGTAGACCGTCCGACCCAACTGATCCAGCGCGGGGACAACATCTACAGCGTCAAGCGCCCGGCATCGTTCCCCGTCAATCTGACCGGGAACTGGGCGACGGACCAGAACCTCCTGGTTGCCCAGGTTGACCGGACGCTGCAAGACACCCTGGCCACCAGCGCTGGCGCCGGGATGATCGGCTATCGCGAGCGCACCGTAGCCGACCGCTTGAACGACACCGCCAATGTCAAGGACTACGGCGCTATCGCAGATGGGGCGTATCACCCGTTGTCAGAGCGGTTCGCTACGCTCCCCGATGCGCAGGCGGTTTATCCGTACGCCACTGCGCTGACCGACACTATCGACTGGGCGGCGTATCAGGCGGCAATCAACTCCGGGGCGCCGCATGTGCATGCGCCAGGCGGCCACTACGTCATGAATCGCGGAACTCTCGCTGAGCGGGATATTCGGTATACCGGCGATGGCTATGCTACCCGCGTAGATTTCAGCCTCGCAGATGGCTCAGGTAGCTGCATGCTGACGCAGGGTGAGCTTGTGCAAATCGGCGATCTGTCCGTGAGCGTGGTTAAAGGCGCTCGCACGCTGACATTTGCCGCTGCGCCAGACCTGGCTCCGGGCGACGTGGTCATCGTGTACAACCCCGCCAACGGATCTTGGCTGGCTGATCGCGATCCGTATCGCGCTGGCGAGATGTGGAAAGTCCATTCGGTAAGCGGTAGCACTGTCACGATCTACGGAAACAGCTCGTCGGTGTACCTGTTCTCCGAGGTAGACGTATACCGCATGCGCGGCGTTCGCGTGTCTGTCGATCAGATGCACTTTTCGCCGTCTGACACATATTCCATTGCGCCGTTCAAGGTGGTTTTCGGCGATGGAGTTAAGGTTTCCAACTACTACGCTAGCGATGTCACGCTTTACACAGGGCTAGAAGTAGAACGATGCTTTGACGTTTCGATCAATGCGGTTTCAAGCCCGAACAGATCGCCGGCAGTCAATGACGAATATGGGATTACTATCTCAAACTGCCATAACTTCTCGGTTTACGGCGGTTATGCGGCAGCAACCAGGCACGCTGTCGCGCTTGGCGGAATGGACGCTGTGTGCTGCGTTCCTAACCGTCACGGCCTGATATACGGGATGAACATTGAGGGGATCGACTTAGCGTCGGATATCAGCGCGGGAGACATGCACGGGAATGCCGACAAAATCACATACGACAACTGCGAGTTTCGGAATGGGGTAATTCTTCAAGGGCGCGACGCAACTGTTCGTAACAGCACTGTCTACGGAGTATCCAGCACTTCCGGCGAAGCGATCTATGGATCGGAAGTATACGGTGGCACCTACACCATCGAGAATAATCGATTTATCAGCTATGGCGATGGCGCATCGTTTGGCATCGTCCATATATCGCCAAGTTCCACTCAGCGCGAAGCATTGCTGATCATCGCGCGAAACAATACATTCGAGTTGCCGAACGCCACGGGGTCGACGAAAGTGTTTTTCCTGCGTGGACGCAATAGCCCGCTTCCGATTAGCGCAAACATTGACGGAGTACACGTCCATATGGCATCTGTCGCGATGCAATGTTTCCTATTCGCGGACGACAGCATCAAGTCTGAACTTCTTTCTAACTACCTTATTATTGACAATGTTTACGGGCCATTCGGAACATCATTGCTTTACCCGACAACCAAGAATGCGAACATTCCTACGCGTCAGATGGAGCAGAGTGGGGAAGTAACAGTTACCACTAACGGAACTTCAACGGCTCTGCCGGCTTCCAACGTCAGTTTCCGATATCCATACTCTAAGAAGCCAATGGCGGTAGCCTGCGCATCAGGCGTCAACGGGGTAGCATTTTCTAGCCTTGGGGGGCAATCCCCGGTGCCAATTGTGTACGCCGTTGTCGCTGCTTCTATCCGGCCTGGACTGGTTGCTGCAACCTCTTCTTTCACCTCCGGAGAGCGGGCGGTCGTTGGGTGGAGGGCGGGAATCAGGGAGATATAAGAGATACGGAATGGTCTAGATATGATCGTCGGAAGTGGCCTCTATCCAGTCGCTAAGTAGCCTCATGATTGTCTGTGCATGAATAGTAGGTCACATTCCGGCGATTCAATATTAGGCGTTTCACTCATATGTCTTGGTAGTAAGTTGCAATAAGCACTAGCGCCATAAAGGCCGTAATTCCTACTGCCTTTATAACTATGATTGAAAATTTTAAATGCACAGCTATCCTCCCTCTTTTTACTTATAAACCTCTTGCATTTTGGCGCGTAATTTGCTAGGCGGCTGCCTCGATAGCCGAGGCGATCCTGTTGGCCATGACGCGCTCACTCATCGTAGCACGGTGGGTTTTTTAGCGTAACCAGACGGCGTATACTCGACGGCATTTTTCTCCATGGGGATCTAATGGGAATGAATGTCAACTCTGGCATACGGATATCGTCTGGGTACAAGCCTTTCATTGATGGGCTTAGGGCTTTGTCAATTTTGGCTGTAGTGCTATACCACGCGGGAGTTCCGATGGTATATGGAGGATTTGTCGGAGTTGATATATTTTTTGTTATATCCGGATTCTTGATAGTTACACATATAGTTTCATCGATTCAGGATGACCGATTCTTGTTCGGAGAATTCTGGGCGCGAAGGGCTTTGAGGATTTTGCCTCCTTACCTGCTTGTTCTTTTTGTTTGCTCTGCGATTGCGCCATTTATACTTGTGCTCCCCAGAGAGATCAATGAGTTTGGCGATCAAGTAATTTACTCCGCGTTGATGCTCGTTAACCATTATTTCCTAGGCCAGCAAGGATACTTTGACGGACTGTCCGAAACAAAGCCGCTGCTTCATCTGTGGTCTCTTTCGGTTGAGGAGCAGTTTTATATAGTTGCTCCTGTGGTGATTTTTTTATTATATGTGTCAACCTCAAGGTTGGGCCAAAGAAAGGCATCGGTCATTTCGGTATTTTCTGTCTTATGTGTTTTTGCTGTTTCTCTTTATGGTTGTATAGCGCTTAGTGGTGATGGTGCCGGTAAAAACTATTCGTTCTTTTTGATGCCGCTTAGAGCTTGGGAGTTCATTGCTGGAGGCGCTATAGCATTTGCTGTGCCATTTGCTCAGCGTTTAGGCAGGCTGGCGTTGGAAATTATTGCAATTGCTGGCGTTGTTATGCTGTTTTATGCGATCTTTTTCTTCAATGGCAAAAGTCCTTATCCTGCTGGAAAGGCTTTAGTGCCAGTTATTGGTGCTGCTCTTATAATTCTATGCGGAGTTTCCAATCACAAAATTTTAGTCTCAAGAATTCTGTCGTTTAGAGTTTTTGTTATGATTGGTCTTGTTTCTTATGCCTGGTATCTTTGGCACTGGCCTTTGCTGACTTTTGGAAGGATATATAGCTTTGGGCATAAAAGCATAGCTCTAGATTTGTCGATGGTTGCGATTGCATTTGTTCTTGCATGCATTACATACGTTTATGTTGATAAGAAGGTTTTGAATTGGAGGAAGTCGCTTAAGCACGGTGCTAGCTGGAAACATTCAGCTTATGCTGTAGCTTTTTGTATTCCGGCGCTAGTATCGGGAGTGTATATTTCTAAATATATGTCGGTATCGGTTGGTAATGGGTTTACAGAGGCGCAGATTCCAAGGCCTCCATCAAGTGCTGGAAATTGTAACCTTCATTTGGCAGAAAGCCCATCAAAGTGCTTGTCGATAGCTAGTGGAAAAGAGATTGGTCTTTTAGTTGGTGACTCGCACGCAGATGCCGCATATCGTGGAATAGCACGTCATGCGTCCTTGTCCAATTCAGTCATTGCAACATTAAGTTCCGGCGGCTGTGCCGCAATTTTCAATGTTCGCATAAATAACCCAGACGTTGCTATGCGTGAGCGATGCGAAAATGGTCGTGAAAATGCCATAAGAATGCTGAAGGATATTAATCCAAAATATGCTGTGCTGTTTTCAAGTTGGTCAATTTATAGTGGCAGAGGGTATTACTCGCTCGGTGGTGTAGGTCCTCAAACGCCTTTGTCTGATGTGAAGAGAGGTTTTGTTTCCAAGGTTGGAGAAACGATAGATTTCCTTAAAAGTATAGGAGTTGAAAGGGTTTTAATAATCGGGCCTGTTCCTATATTCAAGACCTCTGCCCCTAACTGCGTGATACGTTCTCTTCACTATAGAATTAGCCCTGACAAAAACTGCTCGGTTTCACGTGATGAGGTTGAGAAATCGAGAAAAGATGTTGTCTTGTGGCTGAAAGAAGCGGCAGATGATAGGTCTGGCGTGAAGTTTATAGACCCTATAAATGCTTTTTGTGATGAATCAAAATGTAGAAGCTATGGTGACGAGGGCGTTCTTTATACAGACACTAATCACATTAGTGATGCAGGCCTTGAGAGGATTTACAATAACAGTAAGAGTGACTTTGACTGGCTGACAAATAGCGATATGCGCTCGGTTGGTTTGAATGGGTCGCGCTAATTTGGTTATTAATTTGCGACTAATAAAGCCCATCTAAATGTGGGCTTTATTTTATGGCGTGCAAGTGGGTTTATTCTATTTTTCAACCTGTGCTATTCTAAGTTTCGAAGACGAGTATAAGCCTAATGCTGCGGGTAGTAATAAATATGTAAAGTATTTCCCAACAAGAAGAAGCACTATTGTAACTGCCAGAATTGAGAATGCGGATATTTCTCTATTCGTCTGCGCTCTGCCAAGAGCTATATTTATTCCTAGCTCTACCGCGGGGGCTATTGAAATAATCAGTATAAACAAGAATCCGAATAACCCCAGGTCATACCATGCTGAAAGAATATTGTGTATGTACTCGCCTTTTTCATATTTTCCGTAGCTTCCTAATATTGGGCTTTCCATTATCTTGTTTAGGCCTTCAGAAGCTATCCGGCTCCGTTCATTGCTCGAACTGTCATGCTGAAGATCAAGCAGATTCGCTACTCTGCTATCTGGAATCTCCACTATGCCCGAGCTAATTGTCGCCACTGATCCTGCTGCAATTATGATAAGGGCAAATATAGGAAGCCCCTTGTTTTTGGACGACAAAAACTCGTAGATTGCTGCAAAGAGAGGGTATGGTACGAATTCACTTCTCGCACCATTTATGTAAAGACAAGATATCGCTACAGCATGCGCAAGGCATCTGGTTGGCAGTGATCTTAATCCTGTAATAAGAACAACCGAAAGAAGTAAATAGCAGAGGGCGAATGTCTGGTATCCAGGGATCTTGTCTACTTCGCTTGGTAGCTCCCTCAGTGAAAACCTACCGTCTACAGTAAATATAAGAATGCATGCGGATGAAGCAATCCACATGGTCTTAAGAGCTATGCCAGGCAATCGCTCTTTTCTGAAAGTGCCTTTGCATATAAGAAAAACTGCTGCGCATTGTGCGATTGAAATCATGTGCCATGTGAAGATATAGCTTTCTTCTTCTCTGTTGAGAATCACGACGCAGATGAAGAATAGAAGGAATCCAAAATACGTCAGATCAATTACAGCTATTCGACCTGTTCTGAGCGTGGTCCACAGATATAGCGGAGCAAGTACGGCGAGCGCGGCTGCGGATGTTTTCCCAAAGTACCCTGTAATAAGCGCCGGGATCAGGCCATTTGTCCTCCCTACGTAATAAAGAATCGTTCCTGGGAATAGAAGAAGGAAAAGGATGTACGGGACGGTTGAAAACGGAAGCTTGGTCCTATTCATGCGTATTGCCTTTCTCCATTCCTAAAAACGTGGCGCGTCATGGTACGCGCTTCAATCATGCTAGTCATTGGATAGTGAATCGCCATGCCCATCACCGAGCAGAAACTGCTGCATATCCTCCCGAACGCCGGCCCTCGAGCCGGCGTTTTTGTTGGTGCGCGTCACGCAGTACCTCGCCGATCCCTGCGGAGGTAAGACTCCCTTTCCCGCCGAGCGGCGAGCCGCCCGCAGGTCCTTACCGCAATATCGACCGGTATTCCGGCTTTGATGCGCTGGTGGGCGGTAGAGACGTTGACTCCGAAGTGAGCACAGGCCTGGGCAATACTGGCGAACTGAGTGCCGTCGATCTCGACTCCGGTCAGGCGTCGCTGGTTCTCGGACGCTTGCTGATGGATCGTGGCCCATCGGCAGTTTTCAGGACAGTAGTCACCGTCTGGGTCGATTCGATCGATGCTGTACCTCCCAGCAGGCCGAGGCCCCATGTCTTTGAGGAAAGCCTCGAACGACTGATTCCAACGTTCGCAGACCTTGATACCGCGACCGCCCCAGTTAGGGAAGTCCTTGTACTTCTCGTCGTAGCACCTGCGTTTCATGCCTAGCCAGGTTCTGTACTCCGGGGTTTTCAACCCTCGACGGCTGTGCCCGTGCGCGGTGACTTTGGCTGTACGCTTCCTGACGAATTCCCTGTTTGAGCCAAGCGCTGAAGCCCATTCGCTGGCGAGGCACCCGCATGAACGTGTCGAGCCGCTTCGCAAGTTCGACGAGTTCACCTTTACCTCGGCTCCGCACTCGCACCGGCAGAGCCAGATAGATCCTCCGTTTTTCCCGGGAGATTCGTAGGCGACCACCAAAAGGCGCCCATAGGGAAGCCCGGAGATATCGATCCGTTTCATTTCATTCACCTATTGAGAGAGGGACCGCCGATGGCAGTTGTTTCCGAGAAAACCGCTGGAGGGAGGAACGTTCTTGCGTTCCTGGACATGCTTGCGTGGTCTGAGGGGACCAGCACGATCAGAGGTAGCGACAACGGCTACAACGTTGTTGTCGGTGGAGGGCTGTTCAATGGGTACGCTGATCACCCGCGCCTGAAGGTCTATCTGCCTCGGTACAAGGTTTATTCAACTGCGGCAGGCAGGTATCAGCTTCTCTCGAGGTATTGGGATGCCTATCGCGAAAGCCTGGCGCTGAAGGGCGGCTTCACCCCGGCTAACCAGGACCTGGTGGCGTTGCAGCAGATTAAGGAGCGCCGCGCGCTGGCAGATATACAGGCCGGTCGCTTGGCGGATGCCGTGCAGAAGTGCTCCAACATTTGGGCCAGCCTGCCGGGGGCTGGTTACGGCCAGCGTGAGCATTCTCTCGATGACCTGGCAGCGCACTATCTTGCAGCGGGCGGGGTGCTGTCGTGATCTCCGCCCGCGCTTTATCGGTCGCGCTGGCCTCCCTGGTGCTGGTTGGCTTCGGCACCGCCGGCGGTGTCTGGCTCGGCGCGCGGCACTACCGGCCGCAGTTGGATGCCGCGAGCGCGGATCTGGCTGCCTGCCGTTCCGCTCGTGGGAGCCTGGAGGCCGCAGTAGTGGAGCAGGGCGGGCAGATTGCCGCGCTGCGTCAGGCTGGTGAGCATCGCGCCCGGGATGTCGCGCAGGCTGTGGATCGGGGACGGCAGCAGGCCGCGGAGCAGTATGCCGGAGCCCAACGCCTGCTGAGTCAGCGAACCGCCGGTGAGCAGTGTGCGGCCGCCGAGGCGGTCATCGATCAGGAGCTGGGTCTATGAGGGTGGTGCTGATGCTGATGATTGTCGCGCTGGTGGGATGCGCCGGCCGGCAGGAAGCCGAGCCGCGCACGGTGCGCGTAGAAGTGCCCATTGCTGTGCCGTGCCGAGCGCCCGCGGTCGAGGTGCCGGCCTGGCCCGCGGCTGGGCTGCGGAAGGGCGACGATCTCCAGACCAAGGTCCGCGCGCTGCTGGCCGAGCGGCGGCAGCGGATCGGGTATGAGGCCCAACTGCTGGCTGCCAACAGAGCATGCCAGTAGGAGTAGACTACGGCCTTTTCCTACGGAGCAGAGCGATGCTGGTCATTCGATTCAAGGGCTGGTCGGTGAAACTCGACCACCAGGTGGGTGGAGCAGGGAAGTTTGGCATCTGGTCATTCCACGGCTCGGAGAGCAGCTACGTCCCAGACATGCAGACGATTCTCCGGCATGCAGCGATCCGGCCGGCGGAGCCGAAGGAAAGCGGCGAAGTCGAGGTATTCATCTGTGATTCGCGTATGCCGCAGGACGAATGGCGGGCGGTAGGGACCGGCGTCGCGGCTTATGAGTCGGACCGCTGAATGCTGGCCGTGACGGAAACGTGAAGCACGGAAATGGAAAACGTGAAAAGGAATTTCACGATTGGCACAGTTTAAGTGATTGCGGTCGGCGTAAACTGTTGTAATATAAGAGCTTCTGAGGTGCGAGACAGGATTTAGGTTCCAGCGCCGCAAGGCGTGAGAGTTCGAGTCTCTCCGTCCGCACCACCTTCTAAATCAAGTGTTTACGAGCTTCAGCGGCCCTCCATGTAGATGCGCTGGATTATCAGCGTGAACAGAACGTGAAATGCGGCCTTCACGGACTTGATCAAGAACCCCAACAGCATCCCTTACTCTGGCCGGAGCAAGGTGGGCATATCGTTCAGTCATCGCGACTGTCGAGTGTCCGAGCAGATCCCGAACATCCGCCAGCGGAACGCCGGCGCTGACCAGCCATGCCGCGCAGGTGTGGCGCAGGTCGTGAATCGTAAAGTCCGCAATCTTCGCTGCCTGGCAGGCCTGCTTGAAGCCGGCCGAAAGCGATATCACTCGATCACCGTTAGCGCGCGCAAAGACCCAGGGGCATTCCGGGCTGGTCTCGGACCTGAATGCCATTCGTCGCTTTAGTGCTGCCATCGCCCCTTCGTTGATCGGGATGCTCCGGCGCTTGCCTGCCTTCGTGTGGGATGCTTCCAAGTAGATCAGTCGATTTGCGAAATCGACCCTGCGCCACTCCAGGCCAAGCATTTCCTCCCGCCGGCACCCTGTGTTGACGGCCAGGCGGATAAAGTCCTCCAGCATCGGGCCAAACTTCTGCCCGCGCGCGGCTCGGCACAGGGCCTCGACCTCTGCCCTTGTCAGCCAACGATCACGCCCCTCTGCCTCGCGCATCTTCCGTCCCTTAACGGGATTCGGGAGGGCCCACTCCAGTTCTGTGTTGCAGTGGTTGATCGCCGCGGACAGTGCGGCGAGTTCTCGGTTGATGGTTGCCGGGGATGCGCCGGCATCCAGCCTGTGCGCTCCGTATCCCCGTATGTCCTGGCCCCCTAGATCGTTGACCACGCGTCCGGCAAAATACTCGCGCAGCGGCTTTATGCGGTGCACGGTCGTTTCGTAGCTGCGCTGATGCTGGCGAGCGTGTTGCAGGTACGGAATGATCACCTCCTCAAAGGTCCTGGGCGGATTAACGCCCATTTCCTTTTCCTTCCACGCTTTCGCGCGCTCCTGTTGCTCTAGTGCTTTCGCCGCCGAGTAGTCGGCAGTTCCAGAAGAGCGTCTAACAAGCTTTCCTGTTGCTGATTTGAAAGAGATCCACCAGTAGGCGGAGTCGTTTCTCTTGTACGGCATACTTCCTCCGGTACGCCGACCGCGTCGCGCATGCTAGCAGCGGCTTCCTCTTCAAGCATCTGTTCGAGCTTTTCCTTGTGTACCCGGATGGTCTTTTTGAACCTGACCACCGGGATCAGCTTTTCGTCCGCGTAGCGGTACGCGGTCCTGCGGCTCACGCCGAGAATGCCGGCGGCCGCCTCAACTGAAATCAAAGACATAGCGAGACCTTGGCCGATCAACGGCATCGGGTTGGCGGGTAGAATTCGTGGAGGCTTGGCCGGGCAGGGCGCCCGCATCGGGCAATATGGGGGTTAACTGCTCGGTCAGGCCTTCTGGTAGGATTTGGAGCCCAGCCGGGTTAGCTCAGGGAGAGCTAGTGGCGCCCGGCTGGGTTATTGATCTTCCGGTTCTTGATCTACTGTCTCGCCAGCGTAGAGTGGGGTGATCCAGCGACCGAACGCGGGATGTCCATCGAACTCGCTGGCAAGCCAAAGCTCAGTATCCCCGCTCTCGAATTCGACGAGCCATGCGATTGGCTCCTTTTCTTCGCTCATTCCCCACCTCCTTCCTTCCTGGCCTTTAGCATGGCATCGGCGTATCGATAGGCGGCCTCTGTTACGTCAAAGAGAGGTCGGCTGTGAGGCTTTGTCGCGTTCGTCTCCACATACGTCGGATGAAGAAAAGCCTGCATGGCCTTTGCCGCGAAGTAATCGCGCAGGGTCATTCCCGCTTCGGACGTGTACATCGATTCCGGGGGAAACGCTTGTCCACCGTTGTCTTTCATCACTCCCCACCTCCCATAGACTTGCCGATCTCGGCGGCGACTCGGACGAAGGCGAGACGAGTTGCTTCGCGAGCACCAAGCCCTTCGATGGCCATTGCGCCATTTCGGTAGTTCAGCCAGACGGAAAAGGCGTTACCGTCTAGGATGCCTGCGTCTACTGCAAGCCTCAGCGCGTCGCCGTCATCGTGTCGAGGGTCCCACTTTCTCCACCGTCCAGTCTCAGGCAGGATTACTGGTACCGCCGGGCTGGAGAGGGATCGGTACGAGTATGAGAACTGATACCCCGCCGCCCGCGCCGCCAGTTCGAGTAGTGTGCGGTCGTTCATTGCGTTGCTCCTTCTAGGGCTGAGTCGATATTTGTGTCAAGTTCGCTAGGGGAGACAAAGCCTTGGCGATAAAAACGATACCGCTCTGCGTCCTTCCGCATGGACTCATAGTCGTCAGCGAAGAACGGCAGTAGCGTTTCGTGTCGCAGTGGAAGTCCATTGGCTGCATCGGAAGCGTTGTCCAGAACGTTCTCCGGGGCGTCCAGAGCGCCGAGCACTTGATATGCCTCGCCGGCGAACCTGCGCAGCACCTCGTTCTCCGCCTTGAGCCTGTCCCGATCCACTTCGGCCGATTGGAGCTTCTGCCGTAGCTGGTTGATCGTCTGACTGTCCCTGGCAATCTGCTGGCGTTGTTCCTCGATCAGTTCTTGATCTCGGTCCCATGCCGCTTGTGCAGTTTCCAGCGTCTGCGGGCACTTCTCGGCGCGGGCGTAGTTGACGCTGTGGTTTCGCCAGCCAGATGCTTTCATCCCGTCGATCTCGTCCAGCAGGGCGAGAATGGTCTTGGGGTTGGCAGCGGCTATTAATCGGCTGTTCGCTTCGTCCTCACGATAACTAGCGTGAGATAGCGCGATAAGGACAATCGATGTCCTATCTGCTGCCAATATCTTTAGCGGTGCCTGATATTCCCAAGGCCCCGGCGTTGCCGCCTCAGCCACCCTCCGCAGCTCTGCGTGGTCGGTCATGCGTGCGTACCTCGAAGTCCAGTTGCTACCCAGTAGGGCGTGCCGTTGCATTCAACTAGGCCCTTGCGCTTTAGCCTATTCAAAGCCTTGCTTATGGTCGGCCTGTCTTCGCCGATGGCGTGACGCATAGCCCATGCAGTAGAGCCCTGAATTTTGCGGAGATGCTCGAGCACTTTGTCGTCGATAGGATGGTCAGCCATTCACTTCACCTCGAGTCCTGCTTGCTGGAGGGCTTCGGTCACGTGCTCTAGCAGAGCGTTGTACGCACCGATGATGAGCTTGCTGGATACGTTGTTCTCCGGCACAAGAGCATCCGGCAACTCCACCCTCAGAGCCGCGCGGCTGGCTTGCCAGGCTTGCCACATCGACGTGTAGCGCGCAGCGACTCCGGCAAGAGCCACGTATACGTGGACGTTATCGGTCTGCACCGGGAAGTAATCGGTGTCACGCCACTCGATGCCTTCAGGAATCGGGAAGCGGTCTTCAAATTCCTGTCTCATTGCTTGCTCCATCTGCTCAACTCCTGTCCTTTCTGTTCTGTCTGCTCGTATAGGTTCTGGAAGTCCCCGACTATCCGGAAGATGCCGAAGACGATCAGCGCGATGACCAGCAGCGCGACCAAGGTTTCGTTTTCGTTGTCCACGGTTGGTCCTCCGGGGGCGGATTCGTTGATTTGGGGTGGCGGGCTCGCTGGCCAAAATCGGCTAGTTTTTGTGCTGAAGCCCAGCAGGAATGCGGGTTTCAGCCTGGCCGAGGGTGGCGGTGGCGATGCCGGAATTCCGGCATCGGTGCGTACAGTGGTTGGCGATGGGTGGCTATGACGGCCACGCGGTCATGGGTGTGTCGTATCCAAGCATGAGGGGGTGCTTGGGTTGTCCACAGCTTGTTACTCCGAAGCACATGACTGGCTTTCCAGATCGGATCAGCCAATGAAGGAGCTGGTGAGGTGCGCCCCGCAGATCACGCGGCATTTTTGAGAGGCTCCCCCAGCATGGAACCAGAATGTCGGCGTCTGCGACGATGGCGCGGAAGTGTTCCGTGCTCAGCGGGCCAAACGGATCATCCTGCCTGCGAAGCTCTTTCACGTCAGTGGCGCGGTAGCAGAACACATTGCCGACGATGAACCGGTGACCTCCGTTGCGCAGAGTGAAGCCGCGCCACTTGCGTACCGTTGCATCGTCGATGCTGGCGTCCGCGGTGCTTGGGTTGACCCCAAAATATGCGTACACCTTGCTCCCCTCAAAAGGCGGGCAGCAATCTCGCTCCAGCCGGTACCGATACCGGCCGCATTCACTGATGATTGCTGACATCGTTACCCTCCTCCTGTTCGCCCAGCAGGTTGCGGAGGTTGTTCGCAATTTCAAGCATCTTCTTCGCGCGTGTCGTGGCTGCGTTCGTTCCTGCCGGAACGTTTTCGCAGTTCCAATCGGACTCTCGCCGGCACTCCCGTTCTATGCGTCGCAGCAGATCCTCGCTGACCACCACATGGCCTGCGGGGATCTCTACAAGCTGGACTCTCCGGTGCTGCAACCCAAAGCTATCGGCCATGCGCTCCTGCACTGGGTTTGCATCTCCGATCTCGACGATATCTTCTTTGCCATGGCTGCTGTAGATAGTTGCCCAGGCCAGCGGTCTCAGTTCTTCAGCCATTGCCGTTCTCCTTGTCCTGGTTGAGCAGGGCGCGAAGCTCTGCCGTTATCCGGTAGCATTCAGTCGGGAAAGAGGTAGACCAGGCGCATGCGCAGTACTCTTCTGGGCCGCGGCATGGCTCGCGCATCATCTGCTTGGCGATCAACCCATGGCGTTCGGCACTTTCCTGGATGTCTGCCCCATCGAAGCTGCCGCCCTCCAGTGCCCCGCTGATGATCTCCTGCGCGAATGCGGCCATACCCAGCAAAAGCCCCTCGCTGACCGTCAGGCCGTTGATGCGCGATTGAGCTTCCAGCGCTACCCGAATGCTCTCAGGGCTTGTGAATAACCGTTCCCGAGCATCGAGCGCCGCGTACACCGTGCTCGAATCAGGTAGAACCAACACCCTTGCGCGCAGGGATTCCAGGTCTTCCTCCAGTTGCTCGACTTCGGACTTCAGCTCATTGGCCTTGTCCGTCATCATCTTGAGCGCGTCGTTCTCAACCTTGGTCAGGAACTTCTGCTGCGCGACTTCCTCCCTTAGCGCCTGGGACTCGGCTTCGAGCTTGGCGTATTCGGCATCCGTGACGTGATCCTTCACGGCGCCGCAATCCGTGCATTGAATGGCGCCGAAATCCCATGCTTCGTGCGGGCAGTTACTCATGACAGGCTCCAGTAGACTGTGATCGAAGCGATAATTGCCCCATAGGCCGCCCCAAAGAAGAACATCAGCCATGGGTGTGGCTTCCTCTTGCCGAGGCGCCTGTTCTGCTTGATCAGGCCTTCGTTCTCTCGCAGAAGGGCGAGTGTCAGTTCCTCGCCATCCAGGGCTGAAGCACCGGCAAGGCGCTCGGTTGTGATGCTATGGACCTCACTCATGACCTACCTCCTTGCCGGGCGCGGCGGCGAGCACGGTGCGCATTTCTCGGAGCAGAGCTTTCCCGGTAGCGCCGCGCTGCGCGAGGAATTCAGATAGGCGCCCGATGAACTCCTCCGGCACGCTGTGCTGAGCCTGGGCTGGTGGGGCGTTCTTCGCGAAGGCCAGCAGCGCATCGCGCAGCTCATCCAGGTGCTCCCACCACTTCTCGCCATAGCGGTGAGCCAGATTGGCGCCACTGTCATGCCCGGTAAAAACTTGGATAGCTTCTGCCGCCTGTTTCGCCATGCCGCGCATGTGGTGGCGGTCGTTGTCATAGGCGTAGTCGGACTGGTCCAGTTTCAGCTCAAGCTCCGCGACCCTGGCCAGGGCGGCGTCGCGCTGAGCAGCGATCTTCGCGCTGAGTTCGATGTATGCCTTCCAGCGTTCGATCCAGGCTTTGACGATGCGTTCATGCTGGGCGACGGTCATCAGCTCGTCTTCGCTCACCTCGCAGCCGCGCTCACGCCAGTGGGCAGCTTGATCTTCCGCATTCTGCTTGTAGTAGTTCAGTGCGTAGTGGGGATGCTGGTGCTTTTCATGTCGCCCGATAGTCCGGTACGCCACCACCTCCGGCCGCTCCGCCTGCTCTGGCTTGAGAACTTCAGCGGGTGCTTCGTTGAACGCTTCCGCATGCGGGGCAAGGTTGAGAGGGTCCAGTTCATGCGCCAGGGAGGGTTGCGCCAGGGCGGCGCGTTGCAGGTCGCGCTTCAAATCCGCCGCGAACATCAGCAATTGAGGGCCAGTCAACGGAGTGCCTGGGGTGGTGATGCCGGCAGCTTCGATGCACTCGCCGAGCGCTTGCCCGAGCATGTCGCGCTCATGTTCCGTCTGCGCCGAGGATGCGATCGCCAGGGCGGCGCGAGCTGCGTTGCGGATCAGGCACAGCTTGCGGTCGTCCGGAATGTTCTCTGCTGCCGTCCATTCCATAATTGACTGGAGGGCATCCCACCGATCCCCGCCTGCCTGCTCTACCGGTGCCTTGTTCAGTTCATTGGCAGTTTCAGTCTCTCCTTCGATCCCCAACTCATGACCTAGAAATGGTCCAAGAGCTTCCTGCTTGTAAGTGGGCCATGTTGCAACCTCGTCGGCACATTCTTTTAGATGCTGGTGAAATTCAGAGCGCTGCGCTAGGAATGCGTCGCGGTCCTTGCACCAAAGTTCCAGCACATCCTTCGGAATGCTCGGGCGGATTTCGCGCAGTAGGTCCAACGCCTTGTTCAGTTCCTTGCTCACAATCCCTTCTCCTGCCGCTCAATAGCGGCGATGAATTCGACAATCTCTGTGCTGAGGTCCATGGCGCCAATGCTGTTGTGGACTCCGACGTAGCGGTTTGCGCGCTTCAGAAGGAGCACCGCCGTGCGCAGGCCGGGGTCACGCTTGGTCTTCGCCTTGACTTCCATCACCCACTTCCGGGTAGACCAGAACGCCTTCGGCGCCCTGGGCTTGGTTGATCGCTATCTGCCTCACCGCTCTCGCGAATAGCAGAATGTCGTCTGGGGTCATGAGCTGGCTTTCTTCAGGCCAGCCGGTGACCGTCACACCGCCAGGGCGGTGATTCGCTGTTAGCTGGTGCATGGGGTTATTCCTGTTCGGGGTCAGGCGGACTTCTTCTTGCCGGTGATCTCTTTCGCTCGTTTTCGGGCGAAGACCATGCACTCGTTGAAGGCACCTTTGGGGAAGGTCTGCTTGCGCTTGTAGTAATCAAGCGCTTCGTCGGCGATGACCATGCAAATTCCCGAAGGGAACCCGTCGCGCTACAACTGCTGGTCTACCTGCTTCTTGATGAATTCGTGAGTGTTCATGCTTCCACCCACTTGTTTTCGCCGTCGTAGTAGCCGCTCCAGCCTGGAATTCTGAACTTCAGGGTTCCAGGCGTACATAGCCATGCCCCCCCCTAGAGGCCCGCCGAATAGCTCCCAGTGACTCTTTCGTGCATACAGACGACGGCGGCGCTCGAAACGTTTTTGACGCAGGTTGATGCTCTTGATGCGTGGAATGCTGGTCAGCCTCATGACTTTCTCCAGGCAATGGTCCGCCGCGCCGCAATGCAGCGTCAGGCATTACGAATGGTTCAGGGATGGCAGACTTCGACGACGCGGTGATAGTCGCCACGGAAGGGCATGGCCTTGTAGCCCTGGTTCATGGGGTAGATTCCCCAGGACTGGCGAGAGCAGGCCGCCATCATCGCCGCGTACTTGATGACCTCGATGACGTCTTTCTTGATGTACATGACATGGCCCTCATGCACTCATCGCCGACTTGATCTGTGCCGAGTGGCTGCGGCTGACTGGAATCCAGTTCTCGGTTCCGAGCAGCAGCACTTCGCCGGCCTGGGTGTCGTCTGGCCGGCGCTTGAACCTGCTGATCAGAGACCGGCGAACCAGGGCTTTCCGGTGGGTGCGGATGAAGTCGGCGGAGAACTCTGATTCCAGTTCCCTGATCGTGTCGCGCAGCAGCAGGAATCCATCCGCGTAGTACGCGATGACGTACTTATCCTCGGCGACGAAGTGGGTGATCTGCTCAACCGGGATTTCCTTGGAATGTTTGCCGCATGTGGCTTTGAGTACGGTTCTCATGCTGCCACCCCCAGCACCTTCTCCATACGCTCCTCGAGCAGTTCGTAGAAGGTCTTTACTCGCTCGGACAGCTTGCGTATGTAGGCCTCATCGCGGTGGACGCGCACCATGCAAAGCGGCATGCCTGGCCAGTAGCCGAGGAAGTCGATCCACTCGCGCTCCGAAACCCAAAGGCCTCCATAGCACTGAGCCGCGTGCTCGTAAGGCAGCTCGCCTGCGATGATCACGCTCACCAGCTTTTCCGGCACCTTGGTTTTCACCTCGATCAGGCCGTTGTCGCCGACTAGGCCATCCGGCGAATAGCCAATTCCGTGGTTGAGAATGATGCCGACCTGCTGGATCTGATCTGGCTCAGTATCTGTGCGCAGGCAGTACAGGTCGCGTACAACCGGCTCAAGCTTGTGACCCCTGGCGCTGCTACCGTTACCACGCCATGGCTCGGCCTCTGCTCCGGTGATCCGCTCACCAATCAGGCGGTCCATGTATGTGAAAGCGCCAACGCCGAACCCTGCCTGGACTTTGCCGTTAACCATCAACACGTCCAGTTCGGAGCAGGTTGCGATTCCAAGACGCGCGTCAAGCCACTCCTGGGAGCCCTGCTCCAGGTCCTTGAATATCTGCATGATTCACTCCTGGGAGCGCTTGGCGCGCTCGCGAGCCTTGGTAAGCCGTGCCAGTGCCGCATCGAAGTCGGCGGATGGGACACCCTCAGCCGAGCCGTACATAGCATCGAAGGCTTCTTGCGTGTCCTGAAGGCACTGGGAGAGAAGGGCTTTCAGTTGCTGCGCCTGAGCTTTGGTAATGAGCTTCTTTGGCGGCACAGCCGCGTTGCCGTCGTCGTCCTCGCCGCGAGTGGTGATGTTCAGCAGTGCGGAAAGCACGTAACGCTTGCCGTAGCTGACCGATGATCCAAGAGACTGAACGGCGTTCTTGCTGCCACTCGTGTCTAGCGGAACGAGCATCGTCGTCTGCTCTCGGTGTCCGGCGCAGTGCATCAGAATTCCAGTAACCGAAACGCCAGTCTGAACAGTCTCGACGCGGAAGCTCACTGCGAAACCGAACCGCTGCATGATCGGCTTCACGATGTCGTTGATGTCTTCGAAGGTCGCGTAGTTGCTGCGCTTTTGGCCGTTGACGGTGATAGCGCCACGCTCGGCAATGCTCGGCAATTCGCTTTGCATGGCGGCCATGGATGCGTTGAACTCAGCCTCTGCGCTGCGGGACTGCATCCGTTCGTGCATGGCCATCAGGCGCTCCATTTTCTCGATGTCACACGCCGGATCGGCTGCGGCACGCTGGATAACCTGCAAGATGGTGGCAGACTCCCCCGCATGAACGATAGCGGATGACTCCTGCCGCTGGGCAATGGAATTGCTCATGACGAACCTCAGTAGTTGATTGTGATGTGAGGAACCTTGCGCTGAGCGATCAGTGTGATCGCCTGCTTGGCGCATTCCCCGGGCATGCCGCCGGCGATCAGGGCCGCCAGGGCTTCGTTGTTGATGGCTTTCTTGTGGGCCTTGTCGGATTCTCGTGCTGCTGCCTCGCGCTCGATCCTGGCCTGCTCGTCGGCCTGCCGTTGGCGCTCTGCGGCAGTGGCTTCTTCGGCGCGCCGCTGTGCATCACGCTCAGCCTGCTCGGCGCGTTGCTGTGCTTCCAGCTTCTCGCGCTCCGCCTTCTCGGCAGCGAGTCGCAATTCCAGTTCCCGGCGCTCAGCGGCGGCCTTGGCTTCTGCTTCGCGGCGAGCGGTGGCGTCGCGTTCTTCCTGGGCTCGGCGTTCGGCGGCAAGGCGCTCAGCTTCAGCCGCTTCGCGGGCAATACGCTCCTCGCGCTCCTTCTGCTCGCGGGCGGCAGCTTCGGCGCGCAGTCGCTCCAGTTCGGCCTGCTCGGCTTCATACTTCTCGCGTGCAACGAGGGCTTCGCGCAGCGCGGCCAGGGCCTTGCCCTTGGTACGGGCTGCCTCGGTTTCGAACTCTTCCCAGTCCTCGCCAATCAAGAGGCCTTCCAGCCACTCAATGTTGGCTTTCAACTCGGTCGAATCTAGGTCGCGGCATTCCAGGCGCATCTTGATCTGATCGATGCCGGCCTGGTGTTTGGCCTTGCGCATTTCCTCGCGCTGCTCCCAATCCGTTAGGGGCTGGCGTACCTCTGCCTGCCAGGAGTCCAGCAGGTCACGCATGCGCTTACGCTCGGCGTCGACCTTCTTCGGAACTTCCTTCAGCTCGGCGACCAGTTCCTTGCCCAGGTTGTCCAGCGCCGTCTTGGAGCGGGCTACCTTGTAGGCGATGGAGGCGACGGCCTCTCTGCCCTTGCGGGTAGTGACGTCTGGCACGAAGCCGTCGATCTCTTCGCGAATCTTGGCCAGGAACGGGTCAAGGCCATTGGCGGCCGAGTAGACCTGTAGTGCGGTTTCTTTGGCCGGCACTTCGACCAATTGGGTTTCTGCAAACATGAGCAATACCTCGCCGCGACAGGCGCGGCATGGTGAAGAGAAAGTTGTTACCGCTCTGCCGATCGAAGACCGGCGGGTTGTTCGGCGGTGATCAGGCCGCCCCAGGCAGGGGCGAAGATGAGCAGGACGTAGAAGGCGGTCATGGCCAGGGCGCCGAGGAAGGTGGCTTTACGCTTCGCGTTCATGGCATGTTTTCACCGATCTGCGCGGCACACAGAACGATTGCCTTTCTGCATGCGGCATTCCTGTCTCCACCGAACTCTTCCCAGTGCACCTCATGCTGGCAGCCGCCTGCCGGCATTAATGCGAGGATTTCTCCGGAGCAAAGATCGACGTAAGCCGATGTCCAGCCTTGGCCGATTGTTAGACCGAGGCTGTTTGCAAGGCGCAGCGCAGCACCGTCGTCTACCAGCGGGTTCCACACGTGTCCGTCGGTCACCAACTTTGGGCAGCCATCCAGGGTGTCGATGTGGTAGTCCAGTCCGATGGACTTCGCCGCCAGGACAAGCAGGTCATGATCAGTCACGACGCACCCCCAGGCACTTCCGGCCTTTCTTGATGGTCAGCGCCATGCGACGCGGCAGGTTCACCACCAGGGTCTCGCGCGGCAGGCCGAGCACAGCGGCGATATCGGCGCCGGCCGGCATCACCAGGTCGTCGAGTTGGTCGTCGATGATCGAGCGAACGGGGCGGGTGGTCATAGGTCGATGCTCCTCAGTTCTTGCTTTCTCGCATCCGCTGCGGCGTCGAGCCGGCGGCGCATGTCGTCGTATTGCCGGGTGCAGCTATCCCGCAGCCACCGGTAGCGTGCTGCGTCCTTGCGTAGATGTTCCACCTCGGCAATCAGCGCCAAGATTGTTTTCGCTGAGGCATTCGCCGCCGCCTGCATCTTATCGACAGGACTCAACCCGTCGAGATCCTCTTCGTTCCAATCATCGGTGCTATGGAATGCCTTACCTGCACGCGCGACTTGCTCCAGCACGGAATCCACCAAGTCGCATCCAGTTGGATCGAAGCCGTAGTAGTAGGCGTCGAGATTGCGCGTCGACTTCGCCCTGTTGATATCGGTCATGGCTTGGCTCCTTCCAGGGCTGCTCCGATGATCCTTTCGATCTCGTCGCAGTGGTCGTAGATGTCATTCGGGTGAGTGCCGTTATTCAAGCCGCTGACCATGTTCACGAGGTCGCGGGTAAGTGGGCGGAGATTCCCGTCGACCTCGGCTTGAACGGCATGTAGCGCTCCCCGCAGCGTCTCGTTCTCCGCCTTGAGCCTGTCCCGATCCACTTCGGCCGATTGGAGCTTCTGCCGTAGCTGGTTGATCGTCTGACTGTCCCTGGCAATCTGCTGGCGTTGTTCCTCGATCAGTTCTTGATCTCGGTCCCATGCCGCTTGTGCAGTTTCCAGCGTCTGCGGGCACTTCTCGGCGCGGGCGTAGTTGACGCTGTGGTTTCGCCAGCCAGACGCTTTCATCCCGTCGATCTCGTCCAGCAGGGCGAGGATTGCTTTCGGCTCGACAGCTTCCCGAAACTTGGTTATGGCGAATATGTGTTCAAGGCTCGGCGTTCCATGCAAGGCATCAGCCCGCTTAGCCAGCCTCCGCAGCTCTGCGTGGTCGGACATGATCTGGTCCGCCTGCTTCACGCTTTCCAGCAGTTCGTTGAAAAGTGGCTCATCCATTTTTCTTCACCTCGGTGCCGGCTTCGCGCAGCGCCTTTACAATCTCTGCGCGCTCTCGCTGTTGAGCCTTGACATCAACGACGCCACGGCCATTGCAAACGTGACACCAGCGCCGCTCTAGGTCATAGCCTCGGCAATAGGGGCATGGTCTAAGCTCAGGCATGATCAGGACTCCTTTGGATGGCCGCGCAGCCGGTCGGCTAGCTCCATCTCTGCGTAATAGGCGCTCATGCTTTCGGCGTCGTTGAGGTTCAACGTTCCGTAGACGTGGCGGTTGTAGAATTGCGTGGTTCCAAGGCAAGGCTTCGACAGGTTCAACGTGTAGCCGCGTTTGTCGGCCAGGAACTTGGCGACCGCAGCGGATCGGCTCATGCCTGCTTGGCAGTGAATGATGATCGGTTCATCACCACACTCGTTCACGAAGTCGTGGATCTGCTTGGCGTCAATGTGGCTGAACACCCGAAAACCATCGCTTCCCAGGTATCCGTCTACATCATCAAATTCCAGCCGCAGAACGCGCTTGTGATCGCAGGCAAAGGCATACCAGTCGCCCTTGCTGCCGATGCTGATCACGTTACTCGGCGTCTCGATCCTGCTGGCATCCACTGCGGAGAGGAATGTCACCTCTCGCCTGTTCACTGCTTGCTCCATCTGCTCAACTCCTGTCCTTTCTGTTCTGTCTGCTCGTATAGGTTCTGGAAGTCCCCGACTATCCGGAAGATGCCGAAGACGATCAGCGCGATGACCAGCAGCGCGACCAAGGTTTCGTTTTCGTTGTCCACGGTTGGTCCTCCGGGGGCGGATTCGTTGATTTGGGGTGGCGGGCTCGCTGGCCAAAATCGGCTAGTTTTTGTGCTGAAGCCCAGCAGGAATGCGGGTTTCAGCCCGGGCCTAGGGTGGCGGTCAGGGGGAATGGTTAGGGGTAGAGGATGGCTCTGAGTTCTGCTGCTGCCATCAGCGCCGTTGCGGTATCGCTGCTGTACAAGCGCTCCAGCAACTCCCTAGGCACCAACACCTGGTCGGCGGGGATGGAGCGGCGGTTCCACTGGTCTATCGCGTGCTGTTTGTCGTTCTGCGAGATCATGGACACGCCGCATTCTTCGCATTCGCAGAACCAGCGTTTGCGAGTCAGCGGCCCGACGAAAGCAGCGCCGCCACACAGGGGGCAAGACTTCAGCTCACTCATGCTCCTTCCCCTCGCCGAGCAGGGTGCGAAGTTCCGCTACCGTCTCGCGCACATGCGGCAGCCATCCAGCGCGACCAGAGCCGTCATCGCCCATGTCAGCCGGGAACAGGTCGCTCAGACGCCGCAACAGCCCCTCGCTGACCGTCTTGCCGTTGAGGCGCGCCAGATTGAAACCGGCCTCAAAGTTCCACCAGGCAGTTTCTCGGTACTTCGACTGGCCTGACTCCGCGAAGAACTTGTCGAAAGCCTGGACTGGATCAGTAACCACCACCCTTGCGCGCAGTGCTGAGACTTCCTTCTCTGCACATTCATACCGATGTTTCGCTCGGCAAAGCTGCTGCGCGAAGGTTGGTGGCTCACTATGCTCTGCGGTGCCGTTCGCCACGATGTTGAAGTAGCGCCGCTTCTGCTCTTCGCTCAACTCTTCGTGAGCCCAATGCCAAAGCCGTTCGTGTCGAACCGCATACCACTGTTCGGTGAAAGCGAGATTTTTCTGCGCGGCTGCGACTTCCTCCCTGAGCGCCTGGGCCTCGGCGGCGAGGGCGTCGTAGTCGGAGGCCTTCACCCACGCTCCTTCGGGGTTCTCAATGTGCTCACAGTCATCAACGTGAGCATGGTTCACGTGGTCGAACCGCTTCACCTCACTCATGGATCAGTCCTCCGGATACAGGTCGTATTTGCGGCAGATGGCGTCCATTTCCGGGCGCGCGCGGAAAATCCAGAACTCCCCGCCATCGACGCTCACCTGATAGATGTACTTTGTGCCCGAAAGGATCTTCCCTCGGTCGGACCGAACGGCCTCAACGATCAGCCAGTCGTCTGCATCGACGTCCTGCCGCCCGAAGCCGGCATGGTCGAACCAGTAATAGGCATCGCATTGATAGTGCTTCCGTGCCGTACGAAGCTCGTCGCGTAGCAGTTGCATTACGCCCCTCCTTGCAGGCGCTCGCGGCGCTGCTTCATGATCTCTGCTACGCCGTCGGGGTACGTGATAGCCACGGCCCCGGCTGCAAGAGCTGCTGATTTCTTCGACAGGCAGATATCGAAGTGCTCCTTGATGGTCCCGGCATGCTGAATCCACTTCCGCTGAACACCGATCTTGTCTGCCATTGCGAGCAGTTCCTCGGTCGTGTCCGCGAGCATGTGGCACATCTTCATGCGGCCAAACGTTGCGTTCATGTCGTCGACGTAAACGGCCATCACACCCCCTCCTTGCCGGGCGCGGCGGCGAGCAGCTCGGCCAGCGATATCTCTGGAGCCTTGCACTGGCCTGCGTCAGCAACAGCCATCGCCAGCGCGCGGTCGTCGACGAACTCTGAATTGCGGAATCGAGCCACCGTCTTCTGCATCTCGTCCACCTGTTCCTGCGTCCAGATTCCGCACTCGACGAGCATCCACCCCTCCGGCACGCTGTGCTGAGCCTGGGCGATATCCTCGGACGCCTTCACGCATGACTTGATCGATGCAAGCAGGTAGGACCACGCGAACCCGCGCTCTTCGTTCGGGCGCAAGCCGAGCGCACGCGCTACGTCATCGCGGCACTGTTTGTCCAGGTCGCGGAGTTGCTGAGCCTGGGCTACAGGGGCGGTGAATACCGGGAGCCACCTGTACAGGTCGGTTTCATCACCCGGAGTGTTGCTAATGACGATGTTGTCATCGGTCTCGTAATAGACCTCACCATCGCGGAAGAGCACGTAAGCCACCGGCTCCTGCTTTTCCAGTTCGGCCAGCTTGGCCAGGGCGGCGTCGGCGCGGTCCCGGTGGTGGTCGCGCTGCAATTGCATGCAGTCGAACTGTTCTCGCCAGCGCTTAGCATCAGCCTCAGCAGCGCGCAGGCGCACGATCAGGCTCTGGATATTCGAAGGGCTTACCGTTACGGTATAAGAACCGTCCCAATCTACCCACCAATCTCCCATAAGCTTCGCTGTCAGTTCGTCCAGTTCCGCCAACTGCTCATCACTGATCGATTGAACGATAGGGGTTGTCATTTCCCTTCCTCCTGGCGGCGGTAGCCGGCGTCATACAGGATTTCGCAGCGTTTAAGCGTCGACGCCCAGGGGGACTGCTGAAGAGTACCGAACATCTCGCTGATGGCCTTCTCCCGCTCCTCGGCGGCGATCTGCTCGGGGGTGCGGAGCGGGCGGAACTCGCAATTATCTATCCGCTGAACGACAGGCCAGCACCCCGGCTTCTGCATACAGATGAATAGTCCATCGTCTGTATAGGCGACCACATTGCTTTCTGTATAAACCCAGCCATCAGGCCCATCGCTGTTCGGTCCGTGCCACTCGCACAGCGTGCCCACCGGCGGCAGGCCCTGGCCGTTCCAGGACTCTTGCGGTCTCGCTTCGAATGTCGCTTCACGCTCTGCGGATACAAAACAATCGGCCCACACCCCGGCCCATACTTCGCTTCCTTCAAGCCAATAGGACCATTCATTCCCAACCTTTTTCATCCAGCCTTCGCCGAATCCTGTCCCTTTCGGCTCCCAATGCGTCGCACCCTCTGGTGCCTTGCTCCAGTCAATGCTCATGCTGCATCCTCCATGTTCTGTTCCTGATACTGTGCAAGGGCTTCTGCTGCGTAGCCTGCTGCGATTGGTTCGGCAAGCGCCTTGATCGCTTCGGCCGCATCGCCTTCCGGGAAGAAGTTGTGCAGGTTCGCCAGGGCGTCGCATGGACGGCGGTCGGCCACGGCCATGATCACCGTAGCCATCAGGCGCTCCCGGTCGTTCTGCAACAAATCGATCAGTTTCTTGTGAAGCTCCTCGCGCAGCAGATCGGCCTTCAACTTGCTGCACCAGAACCCTTTGCTGTGCAGATCAACATCGCAGTCGCCGAGCAGCGACTCCACAGCATCGAGCTTCCAGTTTGCGTACTCGTCTGAGGCGAGCCAGAGTTCCATCGGATCCTCTGCTGATGGAGGCTTGCGGTTGGCTAGTGCTGCTATGTTCATGTCTCACCTCGCGTTCGCGTGCATGCGGCAGCGTCCTGTCTCGCTGTCGTACTACAGGCGAAAAAATGCCCGGACTTGCCGGGCTAAGAGGGGGAGGGTGGGGATGGCCTGGATGCCAGCCAGGCAAGCGGTGGTAAAACGTCAACAGTGGCGTCACCATTGGTGGAGAGGACAACAGCTCGCCGCTATTCGTACGCCCGCCTTGGCAGGCCCGCTTACTTCATCCTCATTGAAGGGTGGCGTTAGGCGGTGGCCTTTACCTTTGCTAGCTGTTTCTCCAGCCATTCGATAGCAGATGCTTTAGCTTCTTCCTTACTACCAAGACGCTCAGCGATCGATAGGCTTCTGCGGGCCTTGCATCCGTACTGGTTGATACTTTCAAAGATGTCGCATCCATCAATTCGGACAAAATATCCGTTACCGCACTTGCCGATATCTACATCCTCTATCCAGTTCTTGAAATCGCTCATTCTGTTCTCCTGCCTGTCAGGCGTCTTGCGGTGGTTCGGGTATGGGCGTCCAGTGAGTAGGCTCATGAAACCTATTCCCGCAGCATTTTCCGTTCACCACCCAGTCAACGAATGCCCATCCGCGAACATCCTTTGCTTTCATGTCGCACATCAAGACAAGTACTCCTTGTGGTGCTGTCTCGATTGGCTTCCACTCACTCATCTCTCACCTCACCAATACATAGTCAGAAACAGCACAACGAACAGCGCTGCGAACTCGCCAAGTGATGGCATGGATTCCTCTCTTGCGCGCGACTTGCTACTGAAGGATGAGAATCTTGCGGACGGGGCGGACACGGAGGACGCACGTCTTGCTTAAGTCGTTCGTGTTGCCGTCGTGGAAGCCCGTGCCGAAGGCGGTTGGCGGAGTACTGCGAACTCGACCAGTACCAGCGATCCGAAAAACCGGGCAGCTCGCCTGCTTGTTTGGCGGAGAACAGAAGAGCCAGTTCCAGAGCAGAGGGAATGAATACGCCGGCTCCGATCTCCAAAGCCTGCTTGGCAATCGGGCTGCCAGCTTCAGCCATGGCGACCGTATTCGAGGCGCCGTCTCGGTAGCTGACGGCGCCGCCCACGTCCTGGCCGTATTCGCCCCATTCGCCAGTGAACTCTGCGCTATTGCCAAGATCGATGTAGGCGTATTCCTTGCCATTCAGCCAGTGGCGGGCAAAGAAGGTTCCATCGGCCAGGGGTTGGCCGATTTCAGGAAGTTCACTCGGGTGAATCGAATCGGGAATGGTGGTCATGGCTGGTTTCCTTTTTAGGTTTGCCCTGGGTTGGGCGATAGGGCGCCCGGATGGGTAAATGGGTTGGAGCTGGTTATGCCCCGCGAACCGGGGCGGTTGGATTTCCTCGATGCGCCTGTCTCCAAGCGCATCTGAGAAATCTTGGTGTTTCTCGCAAACCCTCACGCCGGTAGCCGGTGGTGAGCGCATTGCGCATTTCGTACCGTCCAACAGGTCTCACTTGCCTACCTCCGCAAACGATGCCCGATTGCAGAAGCGTTACTGGCGCCTGTTGGCTCATACCTGGTTGTTAAAGAGCGGTCGGCTCGGTGGCCTGGCGCTGCGTTGTTCTGCGGCGTTGAGGTGAGTATGAGATTGCTCATATTCGTTGTCAATGAGTTTCCCCATATTTTTTCTTGAGGACATGAAAAAGCCCGCGCTAGGCGGGCTTATGGCTCCTTTGGAAGGTTCTAGCTGCGGCGTCTTAGGGTGAATCTCCTAGCGGCCATGCCAAACAGGCAGAAAATGGCGCCTGCCGCTGATTTGGCCAGAAGGATAGTAGTAGGGTGCTGCTCCCAGGCAGGGATACTGCCTGAAAAGGGAAGCGTGATAGCAACATATACACACGCAGAAATCAGCACCGAGACTCTGTTACCTACGAAGAATCCGATAGCCGCGCAAAGAACGAACGCTAAGGGGTTCAAGAAGGGAAGCTGCTAGGTAAGCGATGACACAACCAAAGTGACCTCCTACCCAATGCCGCCACCGCGCCATATGACGCGACCTATGATTGGAAGTTCATGAACTGAGCTTTCACTAGCCATCTCATCCGGATAAGCGGACTTATCTGGATTGTCGCTACGGATTAGCCACGCTCCTGTTAACTGCTGGTTAAGGCGCTTGATGCTCACGCCGCCATCCGGCCTCCGGATAACATAGACCTGCTTGTCCTGTGGGTCTGTCTTAGAGGTGTCAAAGAGGACCACATCTCCCTCGAATATGTAAGGCTCCATGCTGTCGCCATCGGCATAGATGACAAAGAGGTTTTCCGGCTTGGAGTTGACGCGCTTCAGCCAGTCCCGCTTGAAGACAAGGCCCTCGGTGGTCTCAACATGATCATTGAAATACCCGTCTCCGCACTCGCCGCGGGCAGTGTACTGAGGTATCAAGGCGTAGTCCTTTTCGCTCGGAGCTCCTGGAAGAGCCTCCTTATTGCTGTTCATTTCGCCGTGCCCAGCAGCAAGCCATAACGCACTCACCCCACAGGCGGACGCCAATTGAGCAATATAGGACGTTCCTTGAGATTTTCCCTGCTCAAGGTTGGAAATTGAGGTCTGATCCAGGCCGACTCTCTGAGCTAGTTGAGCCTGGGTTAGTTTGGCGTGCTTACGCGCGGCCTTGATGCGATCTTTGAGTTCCATCCGAAAATTATCATGGGCACTCCCATGTCCTTGCAAATGAGTATTCCCCTGCGTTACCGTATGAGTATTCCCATAAGGAGGGATGCTATGACCACCATCTACAAAGAGCTCGTCGCCCATTTCGGGACTCAAGACGAGACCGCCGCGAAGCTCGGCGTTGACCAAAGCACTGTGTCTGGATGGGTCCGGGGAAAGCACGGGATGTCTCCTGTTGTTGCGAAGCGGGCTCAGGTTCTGACCGACGGGAAATTCAAGAAAGAGGACCTGTGTCCGGCTTTCCCGTGGGAAGTGCTGTCGGCGGTTGCCTGACATGACAGCCAGCCAATTAAACCCCGAGCAGGAAGCAAGGGCCCGCAAGAACTACAGCCTCATCGTGCAACGACTTGCATCGGTTGGAAATGCGCCGGTTGCGCATGCAGTCGGTTGCGACGAGTCGACGATCAGCCGGATGAAGCCGGAGAAGTTCTTGGAGTTCGCCCGGATCTTGGCTGTGCTGGACCTGAAGGTCGTAGGCAACGAGATGAAGTGCTTCAACGAGAAGGAGATCGCCGCGATCTTGCACCTGGCGAAGTCGAAGCTCTCTGAGGTCGAGAGTGTCGAGCAGTTGGAGTGGGACTGATGGCTAGACGTCCCAAGCACATCAACGCGCTACTGGACCGGGTCCTGGCCGGAATGGGCGGGGTGTCTGGAGAGCCGGCCGCTTCTCGAGAGGAGTACCAACAGCTAGCCGCTGCTGCGGCTGAAATGGTTGGTTCGAGCTTTACCAAAGACCGGAAACGAAAAACCGCAGGACTGTGCTTGCAGTACCTGCGGCTTTCATTGCGTGCGCCGGCTGCAACCGGTGAACGCAGGGAACATCACGAACGGACGGACAGAGTATGAGCAATATCGTTTCATTACGCAACACCGGGGGGTTTACCCGGATGGACAACAGCTTGATGGAATCGCTGGCCAAGGTGGATTTGCCTGCCCGCGAGTTCCGAGTGCTTTTCGCGATATGCCGCCAGACGATTGGATATCAAGTTGAGGCAAAGCGCCTCACCGCTGACGAGATTGGCTCGCTGACCAACATGCGCCGCGACGTGGTGTCAAAGGCGATCAGCCATCTGCTGGAGAGGCGCATCCTGTTCCGCATCGGGGGAAGCCGCGGTGAGCTGGGCGTTTCTCCCGACAGCGAATGGGTATTCCATGAGCAGAAGAAAGAACGTCTCAGTGAGACCAAATCATCTCACTCGGACAATGTGATCTCACTCGGCGATAAGGTGAGTGAGACCAAAACTGCTCACTCCCTTCTCTATACAAAGAAAGAAGATCTACCCCCTGAAACTGTTCCTTCGGAACAGATTTCCGCCCCCCAGGGGGCTGATCACGCTCCGGTCAAGAAATCCAACGGGGTTTCGTTCGATGGCGAGGACTTCCAAGTCGAACCGGCCCTGATTACCAAATGGGCCAACGCGTACTCCCCGGTTGACGTCGAGGCAGAGATCGCACGGGCTGCCGTGTGGGCTGCTGCAAATCCCCGGAAGGCCAAGAAGAACTGGCGCATGTTCCTGGTCAAATGGCTGGCAAAGAGCGCCACCAACTCCGTGAGCGAGACTGGCGTTCCGGTCGACAAGATCATTGACCTGTACCACCGTGTTTGCCCGAACCTGCCGGCTGTCTCGGTTGTCGGCGACAAGGTTCTCCGCGCCCTGATCGTTGAGCGCTGGAACGAGAGCGAATCCCACCAGGACAGCCCGTTCTGGAAGACCATCTTCGAGCGCGCGAATCGCACCAGCCAAATTTGGTATCGCGGCGCCAACGTGGTTCCGCGTCTCGAGGTGATCTGCTCGCGTGCCGTGTTCCGTCAGTTGGAGGAGCAAACATGATCGAACTTCACAGCCTGGAGGCGGGACACGGCGTGCTGGGCGCCATGCTCAAACAGCCGCACCTGATTAGCGTTCTGTCCGAAGAGCTTTCCCCCGACGCGTTCGCATACAGCGTCAACGCAGACCTGTATCGGCTGATTCTTGATCTGGAGTCTGCCGGCACGCCGATTGACATCATCACTCTGGCGGAGGCCAAAGAGTTCCTTTGCGACGAAACCCGGACGATGGCTTACGTCGGGGAAATCTTGAGCAACATCGTCAGCGTGGCGAATGCCAAGGAGTACGCAAGGATCGTTCGTGAGCGAGCCATCTCACGCCAGATAGCTGATGTGGCCAGTGGGGTAGAGGAGGTTGCTCATCAGAATTGTTCAATCGAAGACAAGATCGCACAGGCCCAGGCTCTTGTGCTTGGTCTGGATGCTGGCGGCACCAACGGTGAGTGCCAAATGGTTGGTGACATCCTGCGCGACCATGTGGAGGTGCTTCAGGAGCGCCATGACCGAGCGCAGAAAGGCGACATGTTGGATGGTTTGAGCACCGGAATTCCAGACCTCGATCAGTACACACAAGGCCTGAAGTCTGGACAGATGATTGTCATCGCTGGTCGACCTGCAATGGGCAAAACCACCTTGGCGATGAACATCGCAGCAGACGTGGCCATCAAGCAGAACAGGCCGGTCCTGGTGATCAGTCTCGAGATGACCAAGAGCCAGCTAATGGATCGCCTGATCGCGGCCGTCGGCGGAATACCCCTGCAGAATCTCAAGGACGGCTCCTGCACCCACAAGGAGTCTACAGAACTCGCCGCAGCTACCCTGAAGCTCCGCGACGCCAAGATCGCCGTGAGCGACGTGCCGGTCATGACGATGCCGCGAATCCGCTCCATTGCCCGCCGGCAGAAGCACCGCATGGGTGACCTGGGCCTGATCGTCATCGACTACCTGGGCCTCGTGGAAGGAGAGGGCAAGGGGCGTGTAGATGATGTGACCACCATGTCGCGCCAGATGAAGCTGTTGGCCAGGGAGATCGGATGCCCGGTGCTCCCGCTCTGCCAGCTCAACCGCGGATGTGAGTCTCGCCCGGATAAGCGCCCGGTGCTCAGCGACCTACGCGAGTCCGGCGCCATCGAGCAAGACGCGGACATCGTGATGTTCGTGTACCGCGATGAAGTCTATTTCCCGAACAGCGATAAGAAGGGCATCGGCGAAATCCTGATCCGGAAGAATCGGGACGGAGAAATCGGCAGCGTCTTCACCTCCTTCCAGGGAAGCAAATCCCGATTCGTTCCTCTTGCAAGCCACTACCGCGAGCAGTCTGAGCAGAAGGAGGACTGGTGATGAAGCGCTCCTGGACCGTGATCGTAGGCAACAAGCGCTTCACGATGATTCTGATGGAGGACTGCGACCCGCTCGCGGTCGTGAAGAGCATTTGGCCTGAAGGGAGGATCGAGCAGTGACGCCCGCAAAACAGGAGTCCCTCATGCAGGGACAGACCGGCATCGCTAAGAAGGTCTATGAGTGCGTACCGATCTCTGAGCCCTGGCGTTCGTTCCAGGTGCTCACAGCGCTCCGCAACATGACCGGAAGCACGCCGGACGTTCGGATTGTCCAGGGCTGTCTGCGCGATCTGGTCGATTCCGGACTGATCCGCCGCACTGGTACTGACCACTACCAACGAATCCAAGTCGAGAAAAAGACCAAGCCTCAGGAGCCGAAGATGGGCGAGCCCGCGAAGAAGATCGAAACCCAGTCCGAGCCGAAGCGCTCCGCCTCCCCGCTGGAGATGTTGGGCGAACTGGCAAACGAGTTCCCCGGCATGCCCGAACACATGAAGCGCCTGTCTGATCGCATCGAGGACGTCGCGCTGGCAGTTGAGCAGGAACGCGAATCGAACGCCAAGTCGATGGAAAGCTATCGCCAGCTCAAGGCACTACTGAAGAGCCTGCAAGGGGAGGGCGAGTGACATGGATATCGTAGACATCGCCAACGACTACGCCGAGCGAGAACTCGCTGAACGACTGTACTCCCGAGTCAAGTACGTCGGCGAGAGCCTGTACGAATGTGAAGACTGCGGCGAGGAGATTCCGGTAGCGCGGCGGGAACTCGTTCCTGGGGTTCGGAAGTGCCTTTCTTGCCAGGAATACTTGGAGGAAATCAATGGACGCTGAAAGCATCATCGGGCTTCGGGTGGGCAAGGTGGTTGTTGAAGCATTCTCCCACTGTGCCGGCAAGGCTTCCCATTGGGTTTGCCGTTGCGACTGCGGTAACCGAGTCATTATGCGCCGAGGAAATCTGATGAGAAACCGAACTACGACCAGTTGCGGTTGCTCTCGGTTTTCTCACGGGATGACCGGAACTCCAACGTACAGCTCATGGAGCAACATGATTGATCGCTGTACGAATCCCTCTAACAAGCGATACGTCGACTACCAAGGCAGGGGAATCACTGTTTGTGAAAGGTGGATGACGTTCGCCAACTTCCTGGCTGATATGGGCGAAAGGCCAGACGCCACCTCCCTTGATCGAATTGACAACGACGCAGGTTACTTCAAGGAAAACTGCCGCTGGGCAACTGCCTTAGAACAGATGAATAACACTAGAAGAAACACCTTCGTTGAGTATCTAGGTAGGCGGCAAACAGTTTCTCAGTGGGCAGGCCAGCTTGGAATTCCCGAATGCACTCTGCGCAGCCGGCTAAATCGTGGTTGGTCGATTGAAGATGCAATGCAGAAGCCTATCAGCAAGCAGCGCCGGGAGTGCAAGCAGAAGAAGGGAAAGCGCCATGGCTGAACTCGCTCTCATCCGCACCGCCCAGGGCCTGGTCCCGGCGACCGAGGCAGATCGCGAAACCGTTCAGAAGTGGAAGGCCGGCCAGGTCGTCCACGGGAAATTCACCCGGATGCGCAATGCCAAGTTCCACGGCAAGTTCTTCGCCATGCTGGATCTCGCATGGGAGTATTGGGAGCCGAAAGGTGGTCTTGTGCCGCGCCAGGAGATGCGTGGCATTCGTGGGCTGGCCAAGTACTTCGAGGATCTGAATGGGCGTCCTGGCCAATTGCAGAACGCCGTCGCCGCGTACATCGCCAAGCTTGAGGCCGATCGCGCCGACCGCTTCCCGGCAGTTGAGAAGAGCCGAGAGGCGTTCCGCGAGTGGATCACCATCGAGGCCGGTCACTTCCACCTGATCCATACGCCTGACGGCGTTCGCAAGGAAGCCAAGTCGATCAGTTGGGCGAGCATGGACGACACAGCTTTTGAGCCGCTTTACCGCGACGTGTTTGCCGCCTGCTGGAGGCTGGTCCTTTCCTCTCACTTCGAAACCGAGGCTGACGCCATGGCGGCGGCTGATCAAATGGGGACTTTCGCATGAGCAAGTTCAAGGCCGGAGACTTGGCCATGATCATTTCCTGCCAACGGGTTCCTGAACTGATTGGGAAGACCGTTGAGCTGGTTATGCCTGTTCTGCCAGGCGATGAAGCCAATCATGGCGGAAGAGATTGGCGGAACCAGACGGATCGTCCTGCCTGGGTCGTCGCAGCTGAAGGGCTGTACGTCCTGACCATCAAGGGGAACCTGGAGCCTGATCAATACACGCTGATGCCTGATCACAAGCTCATGCCCCTACGCGGCGACTTCCAGCCCGAGCAGCAGAAGAGCAGGGAGGTGGAGGTATGAGCAAGTTCACCATCTTCCTTCTCGGTATGACCTTTTTATCGCTCATCACTGGTCAGATTTCATCGGCTCTTTGGTTCGCCTCGGCTGCGCTAATTTGGGAGTTCGTATGAACCTCTCTACCCGCCAGCCCCGCCCCAAGAAGTGCCAGAACACCGAATGCGGCACCCAGTTCGTTCCGCAGCGCCTGGGGCAGCGCGTGTGCTCCCCGGCCTGCGCCTTGGCCATCAAGGACAAGCACGCCAAGCCGGCGCGGAAGGCCATCGCCGACCGCAACCGCCGGGAGATCAAGGCGCGTAAGGAGAAGCTGAAGAATCACAGCGATTTCGTGAAGGATGCCGAGAAGGCGGTTCGTGACTACCGGCGAACCTACGAACTTTCCATCGGCAGCGGCTGCATAAGCTGCGGCAAGTCTCAGGCCGAGGTACTGGCCGAACAAGGCTGGAAGACTGGAGGTGCATTCGACGCAGGGCATTTTCTCGGCAAGGGGGCAAGGCCCGAGCACCGCCTGGAGCCATCCAACATATGGCTTCAATGCAAGGCCTGTAACGCCGGCTCCAGCAAGTACGCCAGGAAGGGGCTTACCGTTTCCCAGGGCTTCCGTGAGGGCTTGATCGAGCGCATCGGCCTGGAAGCTGTAGAGGCTCTGGAAGCCGATCACCGTCCCCGCAAGTACACCAACGACGAACTGAAGGCGATCACCGCCGAGTACCGCGCCAAGCTGCGCGAACTGAAAAAGAGGACTGCCTGATGAAAACCACCATCTCGATCATCATCAGCATGACGCTGAGCCTTTCCCTGCTGTCCGGCATCGGCCAGCTATCGCAGTTCGCCTTCTACGTCTGCGTCATCATGAACGTTCTTTCCTGGATCGGGATGCTCCTCGGCATGGTCAAGGACGAGGTCAGTGCGCGCATCCGCCGGACCTTCTGGATTCAGATCCTACCATCCATCTTCTACGTCTATGCCCTGATCTTCAGCGGGCATCCAATGCTTGGCGCCTCCGCCTTCATGGTGCAGTTCCTGATCGTCTCCACCGCCTTCCGCAATGAGGAAAGGCCGGCATGACGCTAGCCGAATACATCGCCCAGCAATGGGAAATCCTTCGTGAATATGGGCTGATTAAGGGGGAAGCATGATCTACACCAGCATTCGGTCGGCAGTCGTCTCTGCCTTGGCGGCGGAAACCATCGACAACACTGCAAAGCAAGCCTGGCAGAAGCTCTACCAGCCGGGGTATGCCGACAGTGAGGGTTTAGCTGGGCTGATCAGGGGCTCGAACACTTCAGGCATCAAGCGCATAGACGCTGATTGCTGGGTGCACGCCCGGCTGCACAGCCAGCTCAAGCCGCGGCACTGGAACGCGCTTATGGCGAAGTACAGCACTCACAAGGCCAAGAAGGTCGAGTCCATCAGTGCGCTGGTGCCAGTTATCGCAAGCCACGCGCCTCAATTGTTCGTGATGAAAGCCGTAACTGCCTGGGCGATCCCGCAGTTGAAGGGAGTCGAGGGGAAGCGTTCCAGTGACATGATCGTCCTGCCTCAGCAGTTCTACGACATCAACTCTTGGGATTCCCGGGGGTTGAACAGGACTACCTACTGGAGATGGAAGAAAGGTGTCGAGCGAACCCTGGATGAAATGATCAACGAGGCACTTAATGATTCTGAGAATATTCTGCGAAGAGAAGGCATTTTGATTGCAGATGTGGCTTGACAGTGGCGCAACAATGCAACAAACTTTTCCCATCCTGCTGATCTTGCGCGTTTGAGGATTGACGGCTTTGAGGCCCTGGCATCTGCCGGGGCTTTTTGTTTCGACGCAGGGTGGAGAAGTGGTCATCTCGCCGGGCCCATAACCCGGAGATCGCTGGTTCGAATCCAGCCCTTGCTACCAACACGAAGGCCCAGCCATACCAGCGGACCTTCCCGTTCCCAGCCCGACGCGGAGTTCTGAAATGTCTGCTGAATCGAAAGATGTTTGGCTGCTCAAGGGTATCGGCGGTTGCGCGCTGGTTCTGCTGCTCCTGGTTGGAGCGGTAGTAGTTCTGATCTGAATCCTTCTGGGTTGCGACTACGCGGCCGAGGATGGTCAAAGGTGGTTGCCCGGCCCTACCGCGACCTAATACTCCGGGATCGCCTTGGACACGCAGGCGTTAAAGTGAAGTGGGAGCCGGTGGAAGCCCGGCACGGAGTGAATGCGCAGGCTGATGCGCTAAGAGGATACGCGGCGGCAACGTTCAGTGGGCGTTATAGCCAGTTCACCGCCATGCCGGATTCAGCACCGGTCACTCCAAATCACGCATGCGGCAGAAGAAAGCAAGGGTCACCACTGGTGATCAAGGCGAAAGCCCCGGCTCCTTGCTCTGCGGGCGTGACGCCGGCTAGTCCGGCACCTATTCCGCGGCTCTAGCTCAACTGGCAGAGCGCTGTCCTTCCAAGTCAGATGTTGCAGGTTCAAGTCCCGCGAGCCGCTCCAGACTCGATTCAATGACGTGTAGCTCAGAGGTATAGCGGTCGGCTGTTACCCGACTGGTCGATGGTTCGATCCCATCCGCGTCAGCCAATAAGCCGGTATGGCGCAACAGGGAGCGCTGCTGATTTGTAATCAGAGGGTTGCGGGTTCGACTCCTGCTGCCGGCACCATACTACAAGGCCCAGGCAATGAACTGGGCTTTTCTGCATCTGGAGTACGTGAATATGGCCGAGCCGAGTGGTGCGGTAGCAGTCGCCGGCCTGGTCGGTATCGGTGCGTCTGCGTTGATCCCTGGCATTGATGCCAATGCAGTGATCGGGGCTTTTGCTGGGGCTATCTTCTTCGTGGTGTATGCCAAGGACATCTCGGCCTGGGCTCGCCTTGGCTACTTCGCTGCGTCCTGGATCGTTGGCTACTACGTCGCTGGCGAACTCATTGGGCGGGAGTGGGCAAGGACATCGGGCCTGGTTGCCTTTGGTGGGGCATTGTTCTGCGTCGCAGTGGGCACCAGCTTGCTGGAGTGGGTGCAGGGGGGGAAGACGCCTGGTTGGCTCCGCTTCATAGCGGACCGCTTTGGAGGTCGTAATGGTTGACCCTTGGACTCTGGTAGCCGCGATGATTTGCGGCGCCATCTGCATGCGGCTGGCAACATACCGCCGGCAAGGCGCGAGGTATCGCCGGGGAGTGTCCTGGCTCGCATACCTGCTGTGCGTTGGTAGTGGGTGTTTCACCTTGAGCGTGATGCTCGATGCACTCCACGGCTACAGACTGAATCCTGTCTCCCCCTGGCTGACCCTGGTGCTGGCGATCCTGCTCGGCCTTGTCTGTCGTGCACGGGGGAACCTGGCCCACATTCTGAGGGTGTACTGATGGATGCTCCGCTTCTGCTGAAGAACACCGGTACATGCCTGATTTTGTGTGACAGCAACGGGAAGCCGCTCCCTGGCCAGCTTTCATTGAGCGTCAGCAACGATGGTCTCGTGCCAGCGGTAACGGTCACGTTCGCACTCGACAATGAGCACGTGAGGCTTTGCGGGGAAGGGATGGAGTCGCGCATCTCATACGATGCGTATCTTGAGACAATTAAGGGAAGGCGCAGCTGATGACCAAGTGCACCTTCTGCAACAAGACACGCGAATGGGCGAAGAAGTGGGCACGAGTTGCCATGGAGCGCGCGACCTCTGCTGTGGCCACCAAGCCGAAGCGTCCTGGAGCAAGCGATGACTGAAGCCGAGGATGAGGTTCGAGTCATCCTGCACGACCTCCTTGCTGAGCAGCGCTTGACCAATCAGTTGCTGAACCTGCTGATCCAGGCGCTCGCCGAGGATGGTGATGATTCAGAGACCATGCCGACCAGCTACCTGAGCGGAGAGCCGATCTGATGTCGACGTTTATGGGCTCCGCGAGGGAAACTCAGATAGCTGCTGTCCGGGTCCGTCGCGGATGGTTCGGCAAGCTGGTTGTCCAGGTTCGCTACAAGATCGAGCGGCCCGAAAGCCCACTCCCTGGCCGGGAGTTGATCTACCACGTATGCGGGCTCTCCCGTTGGCGAGATGCCAACGCAAATGATTTCGCCGAAGCCCTGATGGTCGCGAAGCTCATCGGGATGTCTGATGAAGGAAAGCCCTCATGAAGAGTCACCCGATCCCTGCAGGAGTCGAGGTCAACCCCAATCGTCCCTGGGCACCTGATGACATTGCTGGGTACAGCGGCGAGGTAGTGAGCGCCATGAAGGTTCTCGAGCCCCTGCTGCGTTCCGGACTGCTGGCCCTCCATCCTGATGAATGGCAGGGCGGAAAGCTCTCGTTCCTCAGACCGGCACAAGCTAGGCGGCAAGGCTGGAACCCGCCGGATCAGGCGGCCTGCAATCAGGTATCCGGAAGTGCCTGACCTCCCTCAGCGTCACACCAAGCCAAAGGTCAAGGGAGTGACCAAGCACGAAGTAGAGGACAAGGCGTGGGGGAACGGACGTGGTGGCAGGCCATGGCGTCGTAAGCGAGAGCGCATCCTCAAGCGAGATGGCTACATGTGCCAATGCTCAGAGTGCAAGGGAGTGAAGAGGATCGCCACAGAGGTGGACCACATCATCCCACTGAGCCAAGGCGGCACAGACGATGACTCCAACCTGATGGCTATTGCTGGCTACCCATGTCATGCGAGGAAGACGGCAATGGAGTCTGCGGCATCTAGGAAATAGTCGGGTTCTCTCGGCGCACGTACACGACGATATCGAGATATTTACGAACGACGTCAGTGGTTTTCACTGGTCTCGTGCGTTTTTACCGAAAAATCGATCTTAATGAGAAAAATTATCATTTATAGGGGTGGGGCGGGTCAAAACCTTAGAACCTTTCGTTAGGACACCGCGCCCCCA